GTCGCCAGTTCAAGTCTGGCTAGCGGCTCTTGAACGGGAACCTGTTAATCATCTTGTATTTAAGGACTTAGGTTCCCGTTTTCATTTACGATATCTTCAATTTATAGATTAAAAAAAAGGGAAAATTGTCCAGTGGTGGACAAAAAAACTTATCCAAAACTTATCCTTTAAATTTTAATCTATTATGGCAACTATTAAACTTACAATCTTCAAAGCAAAAGTTTTAAAGGACGGAAGGCATAAGATAAGAATAGCCGTATGTCATAAGAAGGAAACATGTTATATTGTAACACGTTTTATAATCGACAACCTTTCACAATTTAAGGATGGACAGGTTACAAAACGTCCGGATGCTTCAATTATAAATTCCAAACTAAGAAACATGATGAATGATATGCAGAATAAACTTGATGAAATAAAACATCAGTCTCTTTATTCTTGCAAACAAATCAAAGACATGCTTGTTTCTGACTTAGAAACAAAGGGCAAACAAAACATCACATATCAAAAAGCGTGTTCCATATTTATAAATGAGTTAAATTCTGAAGGTAGGGAAAGTTATGCAGTATTAATTGAAAGAAGCTGCAGGTACTTCACAGAATTTACAAGAGGAGAAATACCCATGTCAGATATAACACCCAATATTATTGACGGATTCTCAAGATATCTAAAAACGAAAAAAAATATAGGGAACACAACAATAGGAATGATGATGTCTCAAATAAAAGCGGTGATCAATAGAAATATAAACTCCGGTTCTGTGAGATACGAAATACATCCGTTTGCTTATAAAAAAATCCCTAAATCTCCAATTAAAGAAGTAGATATATCCTTAGAAAGTCTTAATATGATAAGAAATAGTAATCCCAAAGAAAAAAAGTATATTGTGGCAAGGGATGTTTTTATGCTTTCTTTTTATCTCGGTGGAATGAACTTAATAGATTTGATGAATACTCGTTTTACTAGCGATAAAGTAGATTATGTAAGAATTAAAACGAAACTTAAAACTGAAACAGAACAACATTGCCTGCTTCCTATTACTGATCCAGCAAAAGAAATAATAGACAAATGGATAAACAACAAAACAAAGAAATTGGACTTTGGATATAAGTTTTCTTATCATAATTTCTCAAGATACATATGCAGGTCTCTTTCAGAACTTGCAAAGGAGCTAGGAATAAAGGAAAAAGTTGTATTTTATTCTGCTAGAAAGTCGTTTGCACAATATGCATTTGACTTAGGAATACCAGATAACGTGATAGACTACTGCCTTGCTCATTCGGACAAAGGTAGAGGAATTGTCAGGTACTATGCTAAAACGAGATTTAAGCAAGCAGAAATAGCTATTAAAAGAGTCACTGACTATATCAATAATCCAAGCAAATATCAAGAGTATATCGAGATGAAAGCGGATATAATGTTGATGAAAACATAAAGGCAGCCTAATAAGCTGCCTTTTTTACACAAAAACTAGATAGATAAACAGGAAGTATCCCCTGCTTTTGGTAATCTCATTGTTGACACTGCAAATATACAAAAATGTGCATTATATTTCTTCCAATTTTGCTCTAAACTTCCGGAACATATCAATGGTCGGGTAAAACGTCGGATTCTCCCAGTTCTTTCCAATCATCTGGATCATCGCCTCTATATGACTTTTGCAGTCTATTACTTTGATGCATTTATCCAAGACCAGTCCGCCTTCCGGATAGGTCTTATTCTTTAGGGCATCATGTGCCCATGAGAGCAACTCTCTGATTGATTCTTGATCGTATTTGTTTTCTTCCATGATTTTTAATTTTCGGCAAAGGTACAAAAAAGCCCAGCATGTTGTATACCGGGCGATTCCATTTTAAAAGAGGCGTTATAAATGGAAAGGAGCTATTTTTTCTTTGCATCTTTCTGATGATATAAAGGTATACTTTTTAATCCATCAATATGTTCATATAGATCATTTTCGATATGTTCGCAATGCATAGGATCAAGAACAAAATCAATCCCTTCACGTCTAGCCAATTTTGCAGCAGGGACAAAATCTGAATCTCCAGAAATAAGAACGATTTTATCTACAAAACCTTTTAAAGATAAAGAAGCGATGTCAACACCAATTTTCATATCAATCCCCTTTTGACGCAATTCATAATATACGTCATCCGCATTAATGTCATCAAGAGAAATCTCTTTCTTTAATAATTTTCTCATTGTGTTATCATAGAAAAGCCATCTTTTGCTTTCCTTAATATTACCTAGACGCAGAGCGACTTTTCTCTTTTTCTTAAGTTCGTTTATTAACTCACTTCTGCGGATAGCCTCTTCTGTTTTAGAAAAGTCTATGCATTTATTAGAGACAGGATTATGTATCTTTTTGGCGAATGGTACACAATCATAATAAAAAATGCGATATAAATAATTATTTTTCCCTACATGAGAATGGGATATAGTATATAAATCATTGGCAATAGTTAATGCTGTCTTTTTGCCGGACTTATTATACATTGCGTTATAGCGTTTTATAAAATACCCACCATCAATTAATATGGCAACTCTTATAGGGGTTTCTGTGTACGATGTATTTGGACGCGTTTTCATAAAATAAAAAAATGGCCTTTGGTTAGGCATGCCCATTATCAAGAGGGGGACAAACGTAAGCCAAAGGCATAATCATGTGCTGCAAATGTATGAATTTAATTTGTATCTGCAAAAGGTAGAAGATAAATTGCAATAAAAAATAGATTATTTTATATGTTTTACACTCATCAAGTTACAATATCAATTATACACACAAAGATATAACCCTTGCAATAATCGCAAGAGGAATCAGCCAGTATAGCCACCTTTCTAGGCGTTCCATAGCATCACCAGCAGAAGACGGCAGAAATCTGAATGATACCGGTCGTCGGCTTGATCAAGCAATATGTCCAGCTTAACGTTTCTCATTTTCGAGCACTGTTTTTATTCGTTCTTCAGTAAATCCAAATCGGGCGGCAAACTTTTTGAAAGCCTGCATCTTGTTGTTAGGGATAAGAGAATACATACTATTAATGGGAGTATCACTCTTTAATGCTTTTTGCACTTGCTTCTTTTTCATGGAATTAATGTATTAAATGTTTAACCTTGTTTTTACAGCAATTACACTCACATAGTAATGACTTCGCGTATTCCCATGTCTTTTCGATGATATCATCACCAATATACTGAATTTCTTCTCCATATGGATCAATGCCAAACGCCTGGCAGATATGGGTGGCCATGTGCCCGCATTCATGCCGCCAAGATTTGGCAAACTCCTTTGGGGACGAAGTAAGGGCAATGACCATTACTGTTTCCCGGGTCCCGAAGTTGGAGTAAGTAACTCCGGTATTCAAATTGCCGGAGCTAATATTCTCATACGCAGTACGAAGCATATCACCGTCGCAGCCGATGGAATGCATATTATCGAGTATTTCCTCTGTATAATATGTATCTACTGCATAATATACCATGCAGTTCCATCCATACTTGGGTAATGCGAACCGTTGTCGTATCATTCATCAAAGCATTTCGTCCCACTCAATAGGTTCTCCGGCAGCAATCATTGTCGCATACCATCTTCTCATCGTTGTTCCGTCAGGAGCATCAGGGTCATCAATTGTATCCTTTATATAAAGAGCCAAATGCGCTTCATCGGGAATAGATGACTTCAGATAATCCGCCTTACCCATGTTGGCTACATACACATAATCATATAGCGCATTATTTTCAAGCTTTATGCCATAGCGGGTAAGCAACTCATCTACTTTTTCTTTCGATATCGGTTCAATCCGCTCTTTTTTACCGGTAGAAGGATTAAGCTTTTTCATGAGCGACACTGCAAACTCGCACATTTTCTTATTGAAATGCCAACCGAAGTTAGACAAGTAAGCTTCCATTTCTTCCGGTCTTCTATCTCTTATATCCAAAGGTTCTCTCCTCATGATTAAATAAAGTTATAGGGAGCAGAAATGATCCACCCCCTAATTAAACATTAACGATAACGGGAATAGCGTCCTGTACCACGTACACCGCGTCTTTCGCCATAGCCGCCACGACCGGAACCGCCACCATAATCACCACGTTCGCCCATCTCGTCATAGCGGTCGTCGTCATCGTCATAATAACGTTCACGTCTTCCCATGCTTTCACCACCACCGGATAACTCCTCGATGCATTGCATCAACTTACCACCGTATTTAAGCATCTTTTCAGCGTAGTCGGACATTTTCTCGACCTTGCTCTCGGAAATCTCAATCATCATCATACTATTGTTTTTTAGAATTGTTACTACCAGATGCCTTTTCAGAAGACTTGAAGAAATCAGCCATCATAGCCTTCAATTCGCTAAGTTCTTGCCGAAGCGCTTTATTTTCCGCTTCCTGACGCTGGCGTTCTGCAAATTCCGGATTAAGTACCTGAAGCATCTTGTCGCATGACTCCATGACGGAACGATGATGATCGACACTGCCCAATATCTCAGAGGAGCGGTTGCGCATGGCGGCAACTTCCGCATTCATCGATTCCCTTGAGCCGGATATTACCATATTCCCACCTCCGGGAAAGTTTGCATCAGCAATGTCAGACATTGCAGGTATTTTCTGAAATGTAACAGTTTGCTCACCAACCTTGATGGTCACATCAACCACCATTCTAGGAGGCTGTCCATAAGGGAGAGGCTGCTGCATAAACTCAGCAACCGGTGTAGAAACTCCGGAGACGGAGCCAACTTCTATGTATGGAGTGTTATCCTTGTGTAGGATAAAAAACTCGCTGTTTACTCTTAGATTCTGAAAAGGCATAATTTATTAACTCTTTAAAGAGCGGGATTACTCCCGCCCATTATTTTAAACTACTCCGGTAAGAATTTGCAATGTGTTGCTACCTGATTCGTAGTAGCACAGATAAATTCCGGTACCGGTAATATCCGAAGCAGTAACATCTGCGCCGGCGATCGTAGTCAGTGCTTGAGTAGCACCGTTGGTATCAAACACTACCGGCAATGTACCGGTAGTACCGGAAGGGATCGGCTGTGCCAAACGGAACAGAATCAATCCGCTAAATGGAGCAGAAAGGAACGGATGATTCCGAAAAGAGAAACGTACGTTGGTAGTACCTACGGTAACACCTGTACTTTCCAATCTGGGAATACCATTCTTATTTGCCATGATAAAAGGACTAATGAATGCCATATAATGCCTCCTTCCTTTTATCCCCAACCATTAAAATTGCCCCATGCCCCAATACCATTGTAAAGACCATACTGAGCTGCAACGCAAGAAGGAATCCCTACAACCGGACTATAAGGCACCTTCGCTACTTCCGGCTGGTTACATTCGATTTTTGCAAGACGAGTACTCAAATCATTTAAAGCTGCACCAAGAGGAGCCGTTGCCTGTCCGACAATCTGAGAGGTCATAGCAGAACTCTTAAATGTGCTATTCTCCTCACGAAGTTTATCAATCTTGTTCTGCATTTCACGCATTTCAGCCGCACGCTGGCCGGCAAGAATCTGCTGGGTGCTATCCTTGATGGAATTTTGCAGATCACAAGTCTGACGTTGAGTTTCATATGCAACAGAAGCAAAGCCTCTTTCCTGACCAGTCGCAACACCGTTAATGGCATTTTGCAATGTGTTCGTTTGCTGACAGATCGCCAGACGGTTTTCGCAGCAGCATGAAGCAATCTGTTGAGCGATCTGACAGTTACCCTGCTGGATAGCATTGATAATCTGCATTGAGCTTTGACCAACCTGATTTCCTACCTGTTGCACCTGTGACATCACCCCATTGATAGCATTCTGAACCTGACCGATTGAACAGTTCAAATTAGTAGCCAGATTGTTGATTGCCTGTCCGTTCCCCTGAATTGCACTCATAAGTAACTCCCTTCCTGCATCGTTGTTAATTAAGTTAGGGATACCGGCTCCGGCAAATCCGCCACCGTTTCCGCCATCTCCATTGTTTCCCCAGCCATTGCGTCCAAACAATGGGAACAGGAAGAACAGGAAGATTATCCACATGAACCATGATCCATCTCCACCAAATCCGTTGTTGTTCTTTCCTTGCATAGCAACCAACAAGTTTGGATCAATACCTTTCTGTTGCAATAGTGGAGCAAGCATAGCCATCATTCCACTACCACCACCGTTCCCGCCTGACTCCGGGAAAACGTAAGTCTTTGTTTCACTCATATTAATATACAATTATAACACGGTCAATATCAACCGCATCACAAAAGTATATAATAGAAACTGCGTAAATCAGAGCTCATTTTCAAGCGATTTGCGAATATTTTGCAGATATATTGCAATCATTTTGTTTGCCAGTTTACGGCTTTCAAAAGTAGATATAAGGTAGCGGATACTAGCGGATGTCTTGTGAAGCAAAGTCGCTATTTGTTCAGGGTATAGCCCGTATTCAGCGAGGAAGAATACTACAATAGAACGGGCGTCAACAACTTCAGTAACTTTACTTGATGAAAGGATCAATTCAGTAGAAACTTCAGTTTCTTTTCCAACAACATTTAGAATCTCGGCAAAAATCTCTGACTTACACATAGTAATTTAATTTTTTATTGTACTTTTGCCTTTGCCAATCAAACTTACGAAGATCTGAAGAACAAAAGCATGTATAGAAATGTTAAGGACATTATACCCCTGACACTATCTATGCATGCTTTTGTATGTTTAAAAGTTTGATTGGCGTCAACTTTTAGTGTCGGGGGTTCTTTTTTACTCTATCCCCCGAAAGAGCTACATTTGTTATGATAACCGGCCTTCTACTTTACCGGTAACTTAGTGCTTAATAATCATTCCGAGATGTTCCTCGGATTGATCCTGAATAATCAATGAATCATTTTAGCCTCCTTTCTTGATTTTCCGGTTATAGACTATATTTCCTATTATTACGAACAAAAGTGCCAATGCCATTCCGAATGCCCAGCCGCCTAATTCCAGCTTTATCTTCTGCCATCTGGACAGCTCCTTCTCTACCGGGTATGGAACCTGGATCGAATCAGTCTTGATAACTGTATCCGTCTTGTTTATCGTCAGATACCGGTACAAGTATTTGTATTTCTCCTTGTAGACGGTATCTCCTTTTACAAACAGGAACACGCTATCACGCTGGTAGATGCTGTCGAACCGGATACTGTCACGGGTCTTATACTCTACTCTCACTGTTTCTACCGGAACATACTTGATGCTCCGGCAGCTTGTGAAACATATTCCTGATATCAGGAAAACGATATAGAAGAAAGTTCTCATAGTGTCTCCTTACTTGCCCAAGCCGGACCCGACAACAAAACATTCAGATATTCACCTTCGTAGGTAGGATAAGGATAGACCGGTTCCTGCGGAGTCTCTTCTTCGTCCAGTAACGGTAAGGTCATAACAGACGGGAAAAGAGTTTCGTAATGAACCAGTTTCATGATAACCTGAGTACCGTCTACGCTCTTGCGTGGGATCAGGCGTAGTTCGTCGAGGACCTCTTGCGGTATCGCATTTAGATTCTCTGAGGGGAATACAATGTATTTCATAATTTCTTTTTATAAAAGTGTAAATAATATACCTAATACACAAGGGAATTGCGTGAGTTATTCATTAAATAATTCTGCCATTTCTCGCTGATAACATTCAAATATTTTTTGATGTCCTGCAAGCGATGGATGCACGCCATCGCTATTGAATGGCAATGATTCGTAGATGCTACCACTATTGCAAATATCAGCAGTTATTTTATCATTTTGCGTAAGATTACCCGCCCAATCAACAAATCTTATGCTACCGCCACGAATCCATGAATTTACCTTTGAAATCCATTCTCTTTTTGCATCGGTGTCATATTTATAAGACATCGCACCGCATTCAACAATCGGTTTTATTCCGTGAGTTTCACAAAATTCGCAAAGTTCGGTCAATCGCTGGATGTAATCATCAGCCGTTCTCTCTTGCATATCATTAAAACCTAAAACGAAAACCACATAATCGGGGCAAAACCATTCTATATGTTTTTTCGCAAGTTGTATATATCGGTCGCGCAATTCTTCGCCACCTTGACCAACTACAACAACATCATTTTTGCCTATGGCATTCGCTATCAAAGATGCGTATTTGCATTGCTGGCCAGACTTTTCATCAAACAATGCGCCTATAACCGTATCTCCACCAACATAACTATGGCCCGTAATAAGTATTTTTGCCTTTGGATTGTAGGAAGATGAAACCGAAATATTTGTCACTTCAATATTGCCCTTTTTCAATGAGACATAAGGTGCCCCCGTTAGAATTGTGATCTTTCTTGGTGCTATTGTTCGTAAATCACCAATATCATTTCGGTATGGAGAACGTAATAATTTTCTCCCAAATGTCACACCGCTTTCAATGTCGGTTATACTGAATATACCGCCATCTTCCAAAAACTCATCAAACAATTGATAAACATCACTGCCATTCCATGCTCCTTGATGCTCGTTTTTGAAAAAGTACTTATGTCCGTCATAAACACACGCATTGTATGGATAGTATTTTTCGCTTTCGCTAAAATCAGCAACATCCCCCATTTCAATGCGCTCAATTGAAAGTTTGTAATACTTACCAACTGATAGAGAAAAAGGCATATTTTCCGACCATACGTCAGTTGCCGGGATTGCCGAGGTGGTATCGCCCGATCCATCTTGTCCGTAGGTCAAAGTGAATGTATTGCCGCTTGCGCTAATCTCCGTTGTAGAACCAAACATTGACAAATACACACCAATTCCAATTATCGAATTTGCGTCATTGCATTTGAATACCATTTCGTATTTATACCTTCCCAACTCAATATCACAGTCAAACAACAATTGCCTTGCGCTTGCGTTCATCGTGGACTCGTTAAGAATTGTCTTGGGGCCTGCCAGTCCAAATTCCTTGTACCCACCAAAAACATGACCATTTCGCGGAACAAAGGTCAAGTCATTTGTAGATGTTTTTTTGACAAGTTTATCCAATTCATCTTGCACATTTGAAACAAGTCTATCATACACAACAAGTACCTTTTCTTGCTCGGTTTTATTTGTGCACCCGCGAAAATAAACTGCATTTTGTGGTATCGGCAATTGTGTGCGGCCATTTGCACCGCTATCATAAGAATATGACTTGATGCAAGTTTGTTTATCTTCACTGTAAAATGCACAATAAACACCGCTACCATATACACATTTGGTTTTTACCCATTTTGCATTTTTGATATTGATAAAATCGGTTGCAATTCTATCGGCATCATTTACCGCGCTACCATCTGCAAGAATTATACAATTTTCAACATTGTATTTTCCAACATAGTCAATTTCGGCGTATTCTTTTGAGCACGGAACATCGTTTGCGGTAATATTTGACAAAGTTTCAACTTTTTCTTGCAAATATGATATATTTGTTTCGTTTGTCATTACCTTTTGCAATATGCCTTGCGTTTCTTCTCCATATGTTACGATACAAGTTGTAAAATCACCGATGTTTCGAATATAATAGGCATCTTCTTCCAATGTATATGTTGCACCATCTATAAAATTCACACCAATTTGTTTGGTTTTTGTCGCATCATAAAGAGCACAACTACCTTTTTTTTGTGGTATTGATATTTGAATTTCAGTACCCGCTTTTAGTGTGCCTTCAATCTCCAAAAATTGATATTGATCCGTAAAATTAAATGTGAGTTTTGTTTTCTCTTTGCCATTCAACGCTCCATTTAACTCACCGACTCGCTGTTCTACTTCCTCAAAGTTTCCATCTATCCCTTGCGCAATGACTCCCCACGATTTTTCTGAGTCTTTTGCTATATCAAATATCTTTTCCATATTATTCGTTTTTAATTAATGTTTCATTTGAAATAAAAGTATCGTTACCTAACATTGTCAAGTAGCTGGAGATAACTATGCTGATCTTCTGAGGTGACTTGGTGACCTTTCCGGTTATCTCGTAGGTTCCATTGTCTCCAGAGATGGATATGTCGCTGATGGCGTTAGATGATACGCCTATTAGTTTATCAGAAGCGTTTGACAAGGTTATGGTGATAGTTATCATGCTACCTTCGGCTACATACACTCCCGGATTAACTGAGTAGGAGATTGAAGAGTAAGGGATGTTACTCTTTACAATCGGTCTAAACTCAATCATATCCGGATAAAGAGTGCCTGCCTTGTACTTTCTCAATTGTCTCTCCAACAAGAACTCGGAGAGGCTGTAGGGGAAGAGCATGAGAGACCATAATGCGAGTTTGGAGAAACGAGAATCACCGTCTCTAATCGCTCCTAGCCACATGGAGTCACTATCAACGCCTGTACCTGCCTGTATGGAATTACCATTATAACTATATCTAGTTTGATAAACATAGTTTTTATTAAATAGATCGGGATTAGAGAGACCTGTATTATTAAGTCCGAATGAGTAAGTATGTATTCCGGAAGTCACATTAAAGGCTGATTGTTCGATAATAAAAGCTCCATCATTACTAATTTTAGATTTAGAGATAAGTCCACCTCCGTCTCCTTTTGGAGATAACCATTTACGAAGAGCCGCTACCGTATAGTCCTTCAAAATAGGCAATCCGGTAGCCTTGCCGAAGTCGGAGATACCGTCTAGATGTAAGGCGTCGGGATTTTCTGGGATTTGAGTGATAGTTATATCACACTCTCCTGTATAATTACTAACACGAAATCCTGTATAGTAGTTGTTTGCAGAAGCAATACTAGCAGGCAAGTCATAAATGCCATCCCCTTGAAGACTAAGAAGAATCATATTATCGTCTTTATCTACATATTGATAGAACAATTCCAAAGATTGGCTTCCCTTCACTTCTACCTTCATACTATTTACTTTTGCTCTAGTATATAAGATAGCCTGAGGATTCTTTATACGAGTAACACAAAGTTTGTTTGATGTATGTACAGAATCAGCGATATTGAATTGGGGAATCCATGAATCAAAGTCTACATTATATTTACCAATACCACTTTCCCCTTTCCAAGCAACGTTATTCAACTGGATATTGTGACCACCTACAAAGTCAATCAACTGATCGTTAAACTCAGCGTGGTTCTCGTTGGTGATACCCTGCTTCTTGATGTTGCAGTACAACTGAGGCTTGATGATCTGTCCGGGACGGTCCAAGTCGAAATAGGCGATGATCTGATTGATTTCGTCGGTGGTTAGGACTTTGTTGGCGATAAAGCCACCTGCGTAGGCGACTTTACTAAGCTCGTTGATTTTACCGCTAGCATCTATATATCCTTGTACACTAAACTTTGCTGTCGATACGTCTGCTGTTGAATTTACAGAATAATCATTTTTATCTCCCAATATATTGTTTACCACCGAGGTATTTATAGAACTAGATTCCTTAACATTAGAACACGTATAACCATATATTCCAGTTTTATTAATATCACTAACATTATTTCTTATATAAGCATCACTCAATCTAATGTAATTAGTTAATGGCACAGATGAAATACCACGGAAACTTATCTGATGAATAATACTCACCACCGTAATCTCATTGCTACCCTCCAATATCTCAGAGACTGGCTTGACGGACTCGATTAGGTCTTCTACTCCGTCTGTACATAGCCAGCCTTCGAAGTCGGTTCCCGGTAATCCATATCCACTGCCCTCTGCAAATCCGAAGTTCAGCAGGCGCATGTTGTTCCCGTTGCCGGACAAGTCCTTCAAGATTGCCCGGTCGGGGTCGTCGTTGGTCTTGCCCCAGGTGGATATAGCCATCTTGACGTGGCTAAGTAGTTCGGGGTCGATGTAGGGACGGGCGGAACCGGAAGAAGCTCCCGGAACTCCTAAGCGTATCGCATTCATGCGAATAGGATCAAGCCCTATCGCATCAAGCTTAATTGGATTTAATCCTATTGCGTCCATTATTCTTCCGATTCAAAAATAGAAGCCTTTACCGGTTCTGTTTCACATTCGATTTTGAGATATTGTCCGGGGATACAACCGACAATCGGACAAGCAAACTCTTTTGTATAGCCTCTACTCGGCAGTGGAGAGTAATTCTGCCCGTCATAGCTTATATACACCCAAAGCTTACCGCCTTTTTCAAATGTAATCTGCAATCCTACTTCCGCAGAATTTACCTGAACGGCATCGCTTACATAATTCTTCTCACCCTTCGTAAAGGTTATAGCTGTTTCTTTCATGATTATTCCTCCTCTTATTATGATTCAAATTTGATATCGTTAACTCTGTTCAGCCATCCACGTTTAAACTTGTTGTTTGCAGGACGTTTCCGGCAGATGTCCTCTATGAAATCAAAGCGAGCAATCTTAATTTGATCAAACAGTTCGCGTGGATTCTTAGAATTAACTGCCGCTATAGTTTTTGGTCCGACAATTCCGTCCGGCATTACACCAACCAATTCCTGCGGTATCTTGATACCATGAATACCGGAGGCCCATATCCAATCACATACTATCTCTGCTATACTTTGACTTTTTATTTCATCAGCTCTCCACCTATCCCAATAAAACATTTTTAAAACGCTTTTCCAGTCATCATATGACAAATTCATTAGTCTTTCAGATGTAGGTCTTGGATAGCCTTTTTTGCGACAAAACTCTTCATAAGTAGCCATTGTGACACCTACCATAGTTTGTCCTCCTGAATCATCGGGGTCATCGGCCCATCCTGTTTTTCTTGCTCTTTGAAAAAAAGATTCGTTTGTCTCGTTGTTTTTCTTAATTATACCAGCTTCCCATTTTATAAGAAATGGTATGAAATGTTCAATATTAGCCATATTATGCATACCTCCATTTAAATCCATAAGCCGTTTTTCTATAATCCCTGCATGCTTTTGACACCGTAGATGGATCTAGCCCCAAGGTCCTGCATGCTTCATTTAAAGAAATCCACTCTTTTACGATTCCAAAGAATTGATCTAATTGGAAAACTCTTTTATTTTTAGGACTTTTCATGCGTAGATTTCTCATCTTTTGCTTCTCTATAAAATGTAGATTGTTGCAATTTTCCTTATGAGTGACATATCTCAGATTGTCTACCCTATCATCATTTCGATTTGCATTGATGTGATCCACTTCCAATCCACCCTCTTTACATAAAAAAGCCCCTGCGACCAATAATGCTACTCTGTACGTTCGTACTATTCCATCTTTGCATAAACTCACCTGTCTATACCCGTCTTTATTAATAAATGGGGATATTTTACACCCTTTCCGATGTAAAATTTTACCATTTTTACGAATAAAGCATCTGTCTACAGAACGAACGTTTCCATAATTACTTACCATATAAAATCCTTCATACCCACTTATGTCTTTCCATTCTTCAATAAACGGTGCCAATTTCTTCACATCTGCCATATACTTTTCCTCCTATAATTATTTCCTTTGATTCAACTCATTATTTTCTTCTTGTATTATATCTCTGACATCTTCCTTGTCAACCTTGAACACCTTCTTCCCAAATACTCCCAGAGCACCAATCACATTTATATTGATCCCCTTTGGTTTCAATATGTTACCTACAATCGAACACCCTTCGATGAAGCATACCAATAAGCAGGAGTAAACATCAATAGAATATTCATTGTGACTTGCCACGCTAATCATGCATACCATACATACAAATGCGAAATAGGTAACCATCTTTCCCATAGTCGCACGAATCGCACGAGAAAAACGTACTTTCTCACCCATCAACATGCTTTTCCTTACCCCAAATGCAAGGTCACATAATATTACCGCACATGATACGATTAGCCAGGGAATCATGTTCTGAAGAGACTCAATGACGAAAGCGGTTGCGATTGCTGCGAATCCGCCTGTAGTTGTATGTACTATTGCTTCTTTCATACTATACAAGTTAAATAAACGGTTAACAACGATATTACCTCAATCCAAAACATAGACTTGCATGCCGTCAGGTCCCATATAAGGTTTCCTGACCAGTTCTTTACAACAAACGTTATCGCGTAGATCAGAAATGCAGCCCATAGCAGCAGCCAATACCACGAATTGCATCCTACCCATATCTGGGAGAATACAAGCGACATCACCGCGCCGGCTATATGAGCTTTCTTGTGCGCTCCTCTAAAATTCGGGGATACTCCCAATACGATCATTCCGACTACAGAAAGAAAGATCAGGAACTGACTGTTTTCTGTACTTGCATCCAATGCGGCCGGAAGCAACAGCAAAGACGGGAGAATCATGCATATACCGAACCAATACCTGTTACTCAGAATGTAATAGGTATCGGAAATAGAATAAGGGATGCCCTTTGTCTTGTAAATCATCACACCAACATAAGATGCGAAAACCAATAATGATAGTAGTGTCAAAATCATAGTTTTATCTGTTTATAATGAAAACTCTAGTTTATTCGGATAACCGGTCTTGTAGTTGTAAGACTCGACTTCCTCTCCCGTCTGCAATCCCCGAACTATAGCAATATGCTGCTGCGTCACATTGTAGCAATCAAGAGCATATAACTCTAATGAGTTCAGCATAAGGAGAGCACTTGAAACAGGTATCGTATACTTTACCGCATCAAACCATAAAACGGTATCCAGTCTTCCGGCCTGCTTCTCAATATTGATTGAGTTAACAAGACCTACGCGGTCCTCTTTGTTTAACCACATATCTTTGCCGGCAAGGGTGAAAGAGTTTACTGCGTCTGACTTGTCATAAGCATTAATGTCCGCTATCTTCTTCTCTTTTAGTTCATCAAGGGTATACTCATGATCAACCAATACGGGATAGCCGCTTTCGCTCTCCTTTATTTCCTTTCCGGATGACTGACCGTTCAGCAGCTCCTGCCAATACTCCTCCGTTATCTCTACTGAGCCTTCTTGCAGCTCATCGTAGAATCCTTGTTTCCAATATTTTGCCATAATATTATTTATTTCCAACTCCCAACGGCTATCCAATAAAAAGGATTAGTTCCCGCGCCAGTACCATTACTATCCCCAACGGTATATCTACTACGAACTCTGAAGCTGCTTGTACCCGTCGATATTACAAGGCCGGCAACAACATTCATACCGTTACCCGGTTCATAGTAGGTAATCACAGGAGCATAATTGGCATTATAAAATGATAGCGGCAAATATACATAAGTATTATTACTGGAACTTGATATGTATCCCCACTGAATTAAGAACCCATTGTTAAACTTAGCATATCCATTCTTAACTAACGATACAGTCATAGCGTTAGACAAGTCTGCCTTTGCCAAATTGGGAATCATGTTTAGCAATTCTACAACTCTATCCCCTGTAAATCCGCTATTATAATCACTCATGCAAACTCTTTTTTAATCACATTAAACGTACTTCCATCCGACAGTAAGAAACGACCTTCAGCAACAGCAAACGCCTGCCTCTTTCCTATTTGCGAGATGGTAGTGGAGACAGATGCCTGTGCTCCACTATTAGTTGTCCTAAACACAACAGTCTGCTCCCTGTCGAGTCCTTCATTGGCAACATCGCTTGATGCGCTTGCGGTCCCATTGGAACCGGGAGTGATAACGATGTTGCCTTCTCCTTCTTTCCAAGGAATCTGTATGCTCATTACGCAGCAGTCCAAGAAGTGTTAGACGTAACATTAACGGATACAGCAGATCCACTCTGAGGAATAGTAATCTCAGCCGGAGAAACAGACAATGTAGCATCACCGGCAGCCTGTTTGATAGCAATCTGAGCAGCTTGTCCGCCATTGGCCGTCACCTTTAAGGTTCTAACGACCTCTTCGATAGTATCATTTTTAGGAAATTCCAATTCAATAGAAAAGGGAAACTCTGCGGTAGCTCCCGGATCACCAGAAATAGTAGCCGCATTGTTAGTCTGCGTTCCATTGGCATTATACTTTGCAGGCAAGGTAACATCAACTACACTCCCCGCCCATGCAAACGTCAATTTCGAAGAGTTTGTTTTACCCTCTACGGTCACAGTACCCGCTGTCTTGGGAGCAGACATTTCCGAACCGTTATCAAAAGAAGCAAACTCAGATTTCGGAGATTGAGTCACCTTATAAGTTGAAGGAGTGGAAACACCAACACCGGTAACCGTTACTGTACCAGTACGAGCTGTACGCCCAGTATGAGCGTCCGCGCTATTCGCAATTGTTCCGTTACCAGATCCGGTAGACGGATTTAATTTTAACCAACTAGGTTTTGCCATAATACAACATTTAAATAAAACAATTCAATTAACTATATCATTCTTCCTGCACAGCCTGCCATACCACATTTGACAACACATCGACGTTATCCTCAAAGTTATTCGAAGGCATCAGCCATATATATTCAGGGTTTACCTTTAAATAAGCCTGCTTACCAACATCACAGACAACTCCTATCGACACCTTCATGCCCGTTGCCGAAGCGGAAACCTTCATCTCATCAGCCTTGACCGATACATTTCCAATGCCCTTAATCGCCTCTATATGTACAGATATGCATCCCATGTCACACCGTCTTTATGCCAGTATTTATCTTGTCGATCTCTACTCTTGTACCGATTTCGTAATCAGAGTCTGGGAGATAAGCCGTAGTCTCAAGCCATATTTCACCCGTACCGATTATCTTTGTGTCTATGTAGCAGGTGTAGCTATTCTCATTGACGCGGATCATCTCAGACTTCTTTATTATCTGTGACGCATTCGAACAGTAATAGACAAAGAAGCGGCATGAGAAGTCTATATCGTCCATCGTCAATCCAGAAGGAAGGTCGATGGAGATGACTGCTTTGATTATCGTTCCTTTTACTCGCATTTTGACAGAGCATTGACAACAGACAATCGATCAATAGCCCGAACAAAAAGCTCTGCATATTTCTTTAAAGATTCCGCTTGTTCTGGAGTTAAATCGACCACGCCATTAAGATAGATTTTTCTTGCTATTTCTAACTCACCAATATCACCTGTCTTTTGAAATATTGCATTGCCAAAAACTTTGCTGTAATCGACGGTACTCTTATTCCCTTCGATATCCTCTACTTCGATTGTTCTAAAGTCTATTTTCATAATATTTATATTTTATTTCTTCCTATAACTGCGACCTCAAATGCACTATTGATCCATCCTTGGTCTTTATGAAATGTCTTTACTGTAAAAGTACTAGCCTGCTTATCAGATATTATGCAAAGAGTCCAATTCTCATTCACGCCTGTAGCTATTATAAAATAGTCAGTATGATTTAAATCATGCCAAAAGACATAGTTGCCTATATCCGTCCTGTTGACACTCGATACATAACATCCGTCCCCCCATCTGTTTGATATACCACCTGCCGCCGTAATACGGGCGGCCCACAACACTCCGGGAGCATTCCATTTCTCATACTGACGCTGGCCGAATTTGTGTGATCCGTAACTCTCTATAGCCCCACCACCAGAAGTGTTAGCAATAATTCTTAACGCAATTCCTCCTTTACCATACGTGCTTAGGTTAATGCAGTCCTGATTATCATTACGTATAGACAAAAAAGGATATGCCCCTTGAGAAGAAACTCCCCCATACTCATTAATACGCAAAAAACGAGTACCGCTAACCTCTAAAAGAATCTTTGCATCAGCTATATCTCTAGACACTATATTATTATCCTTTATCTCCCATCCTCCTAGAATGGCCCCAGATGTTACCACTAAGTTTTCAGTATTGATATTTTTTGCATCAATCATAGGTACACCGTCCACTTCTTTAAATAAAGCGATATCTTTACCGGTATTGGTACGGATTACGGTACTATTCGAAGTCAACACCAGCTTTCCGTTAGCTGTGTTTATTCCACCCTCAGCAGTTAATTCAAAACCTGTCTGATTGTGTTTTATAGCACCTTCAGTTATCATCCATCCCTGCGTCTTTTCAAGGTTGCCAACAAATATTCCGGAAGTGCCAAGCACATCTATAGTCGCATTCTGGGCAAGGAGGACGTTGGTAGCCACGTTCACAAACTCATTAAAATCGTCCCATTTGGTTGAGTCAAATGTAGAAGTAGATGTATGAGTTACCTTACAGAGTTTGTTATTACCATTATAGATGACAGTATCGATAAACGCATCGTTATGGTAATATTCAGTATTTGGTTTCCATTCTCCGCGTGGCCGGAGCATTGCACCCGGAAGGCCGGTCTTTCCTTGTCCGCCTGTCAAGCAAGCCGGACTGCTTTCATATGTCGTATTGTCAGTATAAGTAACTTTAGTTTTAGTCCATATGTATTTGCCATCCTCCCACTTAGGAGCAGTCGTAGACCACGAACCTCCGACAAGAGAGCTGGAGGAAGTCGAGAGATAATACAGAACCTCAAAAGATTTTACCCCCTTACCGGAAGGTCCGGCACTCCCTGTCACACAGACCGGATCACTCGTCCAAGTTGTATTATCGGTATAAGTGACAACAGTTCGCGTCCACATGAATTTACCATCTGTCCATCTTGGTACATTATACGACCATGATCCGCCTGCCGGCGTACTATAGGACGTAGACAGGTAATATTGTTCTCTGTAACTCTTTACTCCTATACCCGTTTCTCCCTTCGCTCCTGTGGCGCAGATAGCATCCGTAGTAGTCGATGAGCCATCTGTATAGGTGATAACTGATCTGGTCCATATATATTTCCCATTTACCCAAGCAGGTGCACTTGTAGACCATGAACCACCAACCAAAGAACTAGAGGAAGTCGAGAGATAGTATTGTTCAACGATACTAGTTACCCCCCTTCCATCTTCTCCGTTGGTTCCATTAGCCCCCTTTGAACCGGTAATACAAGCAGGGTCTGTTTCCGTTGTCGAACCATCAGTATAAATCACTCTCGTTTTACTCCACATGTATTTCCCATTTACCCATGCCGGAGCGGTAGTTGACCATGAACCACCTGTTAAGGTACTGGAGGAAGTCGAAAGATAGTAAAGCACATCTACATCTTGTACCCCTACACCATCTTTACCATCTGCTCCATCTTCGCCTTTAATCTTTTGCCATTTATAGTCAGAAAAAACACTACTATCCGACTGAACAAAGTCAACATATTGACCTATCCATGCACCAGGAGTCTCACCATTATTTGCAGTAAATGTTTTTCCATCATTAGAGTATTTTATATGCAAATAGCTGGTACGACCATCTTCGCCATTTACTCCAGGAATACCCTGAGTTCCATTTTCTCCCTGAATTCCCTGAAATCTAGCCCACGTATATTTAGATGGATCAGTACTATTTGCTTGTACAAAATCTACATACGTTCCAATATATACATCAGGAGTATCCTTCATTTGAGACGAAGTAGGATTTTGTACAGGAGAATACTTAACGTGAAAATATGAAGTACGACCGTCCGCACCATCCTTTCCCGGAATTCCATCTTTTCCCGGAGTACCCGGGTCTCCCTTAGATACTTCTTTCAACCAATCCGTAGAAGAGTCAGACGGTTCCTGCGTAGTACTAGGTTCAATACATATCCATGTGCTGCCATTATGGGTAACTTCATCGTAATACCAATACTTTCCAGCCTTCCATTCCCCCTTAAATGCGGGGACAAGGACTTCCGTAGTACCATCCTGCGAAAGTTGTTTAATCGTACCGGTCATATATACGTTGCGAAGGTATGCACTGTATCCGGACAAATCCAATCCTGAAATGACCAGATTAGACAAGTCCCCCAGTTGCATCATGACCATAGAAGAGGTAATCTCCCAGTTATTTACTCCTGCGAGATAGCGTTTATAGTCCTTTGTAGAATAAGCAGATTTCTGGCGTTCCGCATTCGTGAAATTGCCATATGCCACAAAATGCATAGCCTTCTGAGGATGATATGAATAGCCGCTTCTGAGAGTATATTTAAACTCCGAATTGCTTATCTTTTGAGTTATGCGGAAATAAGAAGTCTGGAATCCTGTACTGTTGTTGAATATACCCTTGCAAATGTCATCCACCGCAAGGTTTGCAACTTCTCCCGGTTCCAGCTTCAAAGTCAGAGTCTGAGAGGATTCATTTACGGATTCAATAATGCCACCACCGGGAGCAAGCCAGTCTTCTCCCGAAGTTATCGACACGCGGTTGTAGCGAAGTTCCGGAACCTCAAGAAAGTCTCGGAGATGAAGCGATTTCGCATCGATATGCCCATCGGGAGTAATCATCCAACCGATGAGATTCTGCACGTAGTCTTTTGATGATATTTCCTTTGAGAAAGTTGCGTCCTCAGCAACTAGTTTTTGGATAACGGCTTTGATTTTTACGTCAATGCCAGCCAAGAAGGTAATTAATCCTTTAGCAGAATCTGGATCGACTTTACTTAAATACTTATCATCAGCTCCTTCCTCTGTAGATATTTTATGAAGCTTAAAATGCTTTCTACCATCTTCTGTAGATATTGTATCATCTTTAACTAATATATAAATATCCTCTTCTCCTTCAATTGATATAACCTGACCATCATATGGAACATAAGGCTCTGCATCTGTATTACGGGCATAGCTTTCCGCATCCTCTTTGGATTTCCATGTATCCGTACTATCAATAGGTCTTGAAGTGGTACGTCTATATTGTTTTTCAAATGATACTCCATTGATCTTAACCATAAATTACACTGTTTTAAAGGTAAACGTGTTACTATCATTCATTGTCTCTGTCTGAATAATCCACATTTTATAATTGGCTGCAGTACTTCCATTAGCTCCTTCTACTGATATGGTAGTAGGGCCACTAACAATACCTGTATCTTCCATGATATTTCCGGGAGATGTAGGGACGGATAACTCACTTAACGTCCCTTCCGGCAGACAAATTGCGATCATTTTCCATGCGTTTACATCAAACTTATATGTTCCCGCCCCCTTATATAGTCCACTTGATCCCAATGCACGTACTTCAGCAGAAGTCTTAGGAATGGAAGAACATATGCCGGCAAACCATTTGCGTCTAACATTTACGCTGATTGTGTCTTTAATCTCTTGTCTTGGCAATGTGCCGTCTTCACTAGCAGTATAGATGACCGTAGCTTTATATGTTTCATTCTGACTATAAGTACCCTCCAGTTGTCTAACCGCAGTTTGAATGCCGCCAACTTCTTCAGAGAAATTTAACTTGTTATTCGGATTTTCGTCATAATATGCAGATTCCATTGGTCCTTGTCCATTCCGGGATGCAGTATATGTAATATAGCCTTTGCTTGTACCAAACTCAACATCATTTGCTGTTGAGATCTTGCTTCTCAATTCTCCCACTGATTTCTGAGACAGCATTCTAATAAATGCATCCACCACTGTAGTGCCTTCCAGAATAACATCACCAGCCTTGAAATATCCCGCCTTATCCACAGTCACTTCTACGTTTTTTGTAAACTTAGCGGTTCCTTCGCCTGTACCAGTAGACGATCCGCCGCTACTGATTATTTGTTGCTTAATCCTTTCTTTACGGTAAGTAAGAGAATCAATCTTACTTTCCAGTTCTCCCAACTTGGAATAAGGAGCTGTCTCCCCGACAGTATACACCAGAGAATCATACGGTACATCCAAAGGATATTCATAGCCAATTATTCGCGATATCCTTCCTTCCTCAAAATAGGCTTTATTGATCAGGTTTACTTTTTGACCAATAGAGAACTTCTTCGCGAATGAAGGATCATACATGCCGGTGTCCGGGTCAACACCATAGATGTAATCCGGCATCATCGTATTGTCATAAGTAGATGGGTCCTGCTTTAATTCGTTGATATATTCCTTTGCCCTTTCTTCAACTTCTTTCTCCGCATCAGGAATAAGCTTATCGGATACAAATTGAGGATCGTACCCATATAGAATATACGTATCACCGCTAGTGGGATGCAATATGTCATCTGGGAGCATACGCCCATAATCATCATTGCGCTTTACTTCATATACCTGTGCCCTTGGATTCCATGTGCCATCTTCAAGGCGTTCAGGCTGATACGTATCAGACGATGAGTCATAAGGATTAAATATAACTTCAAAATCCATGCCAGCCAAGGGACCGGATTGGAATGCTACGCGTAATTCCTCTCCTGGTAGTTGATAACTTTCAGAGAAATGAAAGCCTAAGTCCGCATCCTTAAATCTCCATGCAGCCCATTTCGATTCGGTCTTGCTTCCATCCGGATTATCTGTAGTATCAGTATATGAATGCGTATATACATCTCCGATTGCCCCTATACGACTTGGATAAATATCGTCAAAAACAACAATCTGCTCAATAGCTTCCTCTGTATACATGTCGGGGTATGCGTCAATGTATGGAACTCCCTCCGGCATCATCAAATGCTTGGTTACAATACCTTCAACCGTTAATAGCGTTTTATCATCTGAAAAATAGCTTATAGGAATTCGGCTTTTTATAATATTGTTGATGGTATACATATTCCCGGCGGATACACTAACTCCTTCGGGAAGACGCAAAACATTTGCTGCTTCCCCTATCTGAAAATCGGGATTATATATCGCATCAAATGTCTGACCTTCATTGGGTCCCGTAGTGAATGTCACAGAGGCATTTGCCGACTTAGCTACATTCTCAATAGTAATATCCCCAGATGAACCGGCAAGTATCATCATTAAAGAAGAAATTGAACCTGGTAGTTGGAAGACAATATATAACTTCAAATCAGTAGCCCCACGCTCAATATTTATCTCTTTATTTAGGACAACTTTATCTGTCAGTTCTTTTTCCTGATTGTCATATATAGTGCGTACGTTTCCTCCAATACCATAACTCTTCTCTACATCATTGATTTTATATCGAAGCTGCCATCTCCAGCTATATATTCCTGATGGTAAATATTCCCTCTCCACAGATGAACCGGCTGGAGGGACTATTGTTCCTATATTAAACGAAGCACCTTCACTCTTTATTGCATAAGTTCCCCCGGCTGGATTGTTTGATAAAGATTCATAATTCAGATCATTCAACCCGGCTTTGACATATCCACTTGTCCGCACAGATGCCTTAAACTTATCTCCTATCTGGTCATCGGTAGGAAAATAGTCTATATTAAGCACTCGTGATGTATCAGAAATATCACGCCCATTTACCTTCTTAACATCGAATACCAGTTTTTTACGATACGTCTGTGGAATATTTCGCGTAGAACCGAAAGCATATATTCTAGTTGCATAAGAAGTCTGACTGTCACTCCGATTCATTGCACTAACATTAACACCAATCTCAAAATCGACCGGATCACCATGTTCGCAACGACCAAAACGGATTACATCTTTCTCTATCCACCATTCGCATTCAAATGTTTGAGACATTTGAGAAAGAGCGTCTAGCATGTTCATGTTATCATATGAAATCAGCTTGGATGAATCATCCACAGAATCGTCAATTTTGCATGTAAATGCTTTCCCTTTATACTGATAGCCTAACACTTCTAGATTTTTCAAGAACACATCCATGTGAACCTTTAGTGTATCGGTCAAATTCCAGCTAGCTTCTCTTCCACTACTTTGAGGAGTATAGAAGAACCTCTTATTTTTCCACTTCCAATAGTAAGCATCAAGCTTTAATTCGTAGTCATATCCCCCGGTAGTAGTATTGTAAGTAGGTTTATATAAGTCTACAAGCTCAAACAAACCAATATTCTCGTCATCAATGTAATCCCCAAGCTGAAAGTAGACAGGTTCAGCTAATGAGAACTTGAGAGTAATGTAATCATAACTCATTAGCTGGAACTTTCTTTTACTACCTTCGTTGATAGGAGTAGAAAGACGGATGTTGCCGGATATGTCTTTGATATCTATCATAAGTTTCGTATACCTTCATACGATGTTTGATACAAAAATACAAAAAATGACATTAAAAGTATCATTCTAATCGTTAATATTTCTATCCATAGGATTAGGTTCTACTATCTTTAATGAAAAATGTGCAATTCCCCTCATAAACTGAGTAAATTGATTGCATGAAAGATATATTGTACGATAGACTATATCAGGCTGATATTTAGATCTAATATTTAATACTCCAGTTGCCAATTCCTGACAAAAACTATCATATTTTTCAAAGAACTCATTTTCATCTTTAGCAGTAAGATTGATAGTCAACGTAAGATTACGCTCATCTACTTTGGGGCTGGCAGCTATTACGCGCTTGCCATGTTCTAATCTTGATTTATTCTCTATAAACTCTTTATTAGGAGCAGGAGTCATCAGTGCTGATAGAGAAGATGTATCCATACTAATTCCCCAATTGTCGTAGGAATCTTTATTGTTTATAAAAAGTTCACCTTTTGGCATATTGTATATATTTTATGGTTTATAATTAGCGAGTAGAGAGTCCCTTAGTATTAACTCTTACTTCGGATATATCAGCCTTTATGTCATTTAGCAATTTCGTATATTTGGTAATATCATCTAAATAACTATTGGTTATAACATGCTGTGTTAAAATGTTGTTAAGCACTTCATTCCCAATAGACGATATGCTTGTGAGAGAATTTATTCCCATAACAACAGCCATCATTTGATTCTTGATTTCTTCTCCGGCGATCTGAAGAGCAGTGAAGCGTCCGTTCAACTCGTCAGCAGAATCCTGAGACATTGTGGCAAATCCTTTCTTGGAAGACCCCTGGGAAGTAAATGTGCCACCACCGCCTACGATCTGCTCCCATGCCTTTCTGTCTTCAAGAGCACCATTTACGATAATATCCCATCCTTCTCTTAAGTCCTTAATATCAGAAGAGGTGATGCCTCCCTCTTTACCCATAGCTGCAGAAAAGGAGTCATACCATTTTCTTAATTCATCTTCATATCCCTTTGAGAACATTTGAGTGAATATAGCCTTTCGCATGTACTCTCCAAAATTATCTGCAAAGTCTTTTGACGAAGCATCCATATCCATAAGAGTATCTATGAAGCTGTCAAACAGGCTATCGAATGATGTTTGAGTCAATTGCTCTTGAACGGCCTTTTGAATGTCTTCTATTCTCTCTTCACCTTCAATAATCTTATTGAGGTAGTTTTGAACATCTCCATCCAACTTAGACCAAAAGCCGGGAGCTTCCTCTTTTAATTTTTCAAGCTGCTCAGCCGTCAGATCAAAGAGACCAGTAAGCCGGCCACCAATTGCGTCTGGATTCTGACCTATTGACTTGGCAAACTCATCCCACTGATCCCATAATTCCTGACTCATGCTATTTCTAATACGAACACCAATAGAGTGAGAACCAGTAGATGCACCAGAATTAAGCCTTTCTTTCCCTAATAGCTTATAAGACTCAATGCTCTTTTTTGCTATTTCAATAGCTTCCTCTCCGGCTTTAGCGGCTTCGGGACCATAGGACATATCTATGTATTCTTTCTTTTTATCTATCAACTCATCCCATATGTCATTTAACTTATTATATTCTTCCACCATCTCATTATAGTCGGAATAATCGGCCCCACCGATATTAAATTTACCCAGAGTCAATACATTTGCAAAACCGCCCCAAGCTTTCTCTGCTACATGACCTAATGATTTTACAATACCTCCAGCAAACCCTACAACTCCTTTTTCTCCAATTTGATCTATAATACTTAATATAGCCCCAATAATTCCCCCAATTTTACTTCCTGATTCTGCAAAAGCATCAACTAAATTACCAACAATATTCCCTACTTCTGATAAGCTTGCTGATCCATCACTTAATCTAGTCATTGCATCAGCAACTGCATTTATATTAGATATAGCCTTATCCCTAGACTTTTCTGCATTGACCTGAGCATTTAATTGATTCAATTCCGCTGCATTCTTCTTTTCTCTCGCTTTTTCAATTGCTACTTCATCGCCAGATTCCAAGGCTTTATTTAGTTCTGTTTGAGCCTCTGTTACTTTTACAACAGCTTGTTCATATTCTGTAAGAGAATCGCCTAGTCCGCCAAAGAAACCGCTTTTATCTATTAAAGCATTATTTATGTTATCTACCGCTTCTTCAATAACCTTAATTTGATCAGGAGTTGCATTTTTAAATTCAGAAGATTTTTTAAACTCATTCAGTTGTGCTTTCACTTTTGTCAACTGATCTTTAGTTATCTTACTCAGATCTCCAAAAATCACCTGCCAATTTATTGTATTTTTCAGTTTATCAAGATTTAGATTAGATAATGCTTCTTCAAATTCTTTTTGAAGAGAAGCAGCTTCTCCAGCTGTTGCTGATTCTTCTATGGCTTTGTTATATTTACGTGCAATAGCCTCTTTTTTCTGCTGAAATGTACCATATTTTATTATATACTCATTCCAATCCTGTTCTTGCTCACTTATTTGGTCTCTGAATTGACGTTTCTTTATATTTCCTATTATGGAATCAAAAGCAGATGTATCAACTTTCACAGAAGATGCATCAAACGTTTTCTTTTTATAGTTATTAGTCTGCTTTTCCCGCAAACTCTCCTGTTCATCAAAGGCCTTTCGCTGAAGCTCGATCTCTGTTCGGATATAATCTTCCCGCTGACGTTCTAAATCCTGTATTTCCTTCTTGTTGTCCAATTCACGTTGTGCACGAATCTTGGCTTCTCCCTCTGCCATAGCGTCAATACGAGACTGGGTAAGTTGATTCTCCAGATCTTGTTCCTTGCGCTTCCTTTCGGTTGCTTGCTTGTCTAATAGTTCGGAGATTTTCTTTTGTTGGTTTACGATGGAGTTATACTCTTTGGCTGTTTTAGAATCCGAATACTTATCTATTTGTTTTTGCGCTTCCTGTATTTGTTTTGTATATTTATTCCATTCCTTTGAATTTTCTTTAGAAGAGTCTAAAGCAGCGCGGGCATCTTCGGCTTCTTTCTTCTTCCCTTCCCAATATTTTTTATTGTAGACAGTAGGCTTATCAGCATCCTTTTTAGCTTGTTCGTCTGCTTTCTCAAAATCATCTAAAGCTTTAGTATAAATTTCAAGTTCTTTTCTTGCAGCAGATAAATCTTCTTTCAATGCTCCCGTATACCCCCCTCTATTATCAGTTTTAATTATACTGTTTTCCAGACCTTGTATTTTTTGTTGAGACATTACAACCTTAGTCTTTAAACCAATACGTTGCCGCCTTAAAAGTTCATCGGTCTCAAGTTTTATAAGCTCCGCATTTGTTTTTCGTTTTGCAGTTTCCCAATCCATATTTTGGAACACTTCAGGCATTAAACGCTGCAATTGGCGATATGCAATAAAACGTTCTTCTATAGATTTGGATTCATTACTTAAAATATTTGACAGTTCACTCGCTTTATTTTTTAACCCTTCATAATAACCTTCTTGCGCTTCAAGTGCTTCGTTTGTTTTGCGAACAGCTCTTTCTGTTTCAGTCTCTGCTGTGGCAAGTTTATAAATGCCATAAGCCAATCCAGCAATAGCAGCTGCAGCCAATACATACGGATTCTTTAGCATTGATAAATTCAAAGCGTCTTGAGCTTTTTTAGTTAAGACTAACCATCCATAGTGAACAGCTTCTTTGGTTGTCAAAGCTGTAATCCCTGATGCTTGTAAAGCTTGCAAAGAACTAGTAACCATTAGGGCGGTGCGATATGCTCCATAGGTTCCTACGATTTCTAACAGTACTCGTCCCACTTTCTCATAGTTTTCAACTAGATAGGAAACTCCAGATAAAGCATCGTTAATGATACCTTCATTGGCTTTTCCTATTTCATTAAACATGGTAGCAATAGCATCCTCAATATTAGAGATTTGCCCAGTAATTGTCTTTGACTGTTCTTGCATAAGATTGTAGAACATTCCGCCTTCATTAGTAAGTGACATGATAACCTTTTGAACTTCCGGGAAACCAACCTTTCCGGCTTCAACAAGTCCCTTAACTTCATTTTCCGCAACATTAAATTGCTTTGCTAGTTCGCGAATCATAGGTATACCACGGCCAGTGAACTGATTGAGGTCTTGGGTATATAAACGACCTTGGGTCATTGTAGTACCATAAAGATAAACGATATCTCCAAGAGGTTGGGATAAACCGGCAGCAATATTACCCAAACGTATCAAATCGTCATTAACATTTTCTACATTTTCCCCATAAGCAAGGAGTTGTTTAGCTCCATTAGCAACTCCCTGTAAATCAAATGGTGTAGTAGCCGCAGTCTTTACCAGTTGTTGCATAAGAGCATTTGCTTTTTCTTCACTGCCTAACATCGTCTTAAATGCGACTTCCAACTGTTGAAACTCACCGCGAACTTGAGCAATATTTGAAATCAACTCTTTCGCTGTAAATCCTGCTCCAAAAGCAGCAGCAGCTTTAGTCATACGGTTAAATAGATCTTCAATACTTAACCCACTTTGTTCTATTTGTTTAGAAGTGTTTCTTACTCCATTCTCACATTCATGTAATTTGCGTATGAAGTTGGAGTTATCGCCAGTGATATCAAAGTGTAATCCAGCCATAAGTCTTTTCGATAGAAATAGTTCCGTGCAACATTACACGGCAATACAAAGATAACAAAAATGGCGCAGTTAGTGCCACTATTATAAGAAAAACATATTTAATACATTATTTTTTTATCTTTAATTTTGTTTGTATTGTTATATAAAATATATTTGTACAAACGTTATTGTAAAACTGTAAAAATATGGATTTCAAGGATCAAATTTTACAACTGTCAGACCGCATAAAAAAACAAAAAGATAGCATATCTACAGAAGAAGCCACAAAAAATGCTTTCATAATGCCATTGATAGCTTCTTTAGGTTATGACGTCTTTAATCCTTTCGAAGTTGTTCCGGAAATGGACTGTGACTTAATCAAAAAGAAGGGAGAAAAGATTGACTATGCTATAATGAAGGACGAAAACCCGATACTTCTTATAGAGTGTAAGCATTGCAAACAAGACTTGAATCTGCATGACACCCAACTACAAAAATATTTCGTAGCCTCTAAGTCTCGCTTTGGAGTCCTCACCAATGGCATAGAATACCGTTTCTATACCGATTTGGAGAAGGTTAACATTATGGATGAAAGGCCATTCTTAGTTGTAAATATGCTAGATCTGTCTGATGCAGACATAGAACAGCTGAAAAAATTCCACAAATCTTATTACAATGAAAACAATGTACTTAGCACAGCAAATGAATTAAAATACACAACGGAGATAAAGGAAATTTTCAACAAAGAAATACAATCTCCTACATCTGATTTTGTTAGATTCTTTGCAAAACAAATATACACAACCGGGCAAATCACACAAAAGGTAGTTGAAATGTTCACCCCGCTTGTAAAAAAGTCAATGTCTATGGTAATAAATGATATCATAGCTGAAAGGCTTAATACAGCAATGAAAAATGACGAACAGGTTGAAGACACAACTAATATTTCTAGTAATTTACCTAATTCTCCCAAAGAAAATACAGAAAACAAACTACCTGAAGGGATAGTTTATATGGATAAAGAAGCAGGGATTATCACCACACAAGAGGAAATGGATGCTTATAATATCGTGAGAAGCATACTTAGGCGTAGTGTAGACGCTTCACGGATTACATATAAAGACTATAAGACTTATTTCGTTATAAGTTTAGACAACAGTCAATGGTATTGGATATGTCGTATTTCTATTGGAGCAAGAAAGAAGCAAATAGGAATACCAGTAAACAAATACAAAAGCTGCGACTGGATTCAGATTGATAGCATAGATGATATATTCAAATATGCGGATAGACTTGAAGAATCAATTAAAATGGCAATAGAAAAGTTGTAAAAATAAAAACTCAATAATTATGAAGAAGAATATTTTATTATTACTGGCGGTGTTTATTTATTCAATAATGGGATTTGCTCAAGAAAAGAAAGAAGTTATCATTAAAGCTGGTACTGTTGTTCCTTTGGAAGCCATAAGTAATGTTAGAGCCTCTCAAGTACATGAAGGGCAGAATATCGATTTTAAAGTTTCTAGGGATGTTATTGTAGATAAAATAGTAGCTATTCCTGCTGGAACTATAGCTAAGGGAATAGTATATGAAGCAAAAAGATCGTCATGGTTTGGAACTAAAGGAAGATTAGGTATTAAACTACGTTATTTAACTCTTTCATCCGGAGATAATGTAAACTTCTCATCTTCTGAAGTTTATATTACTGGGAAAAATCGTACTCCTCTATCAGTAGTAATCTTTTGTTTCACATGTCTTCCTCTTCCTTGTGGATCTAAAGCTGAAATGAAAATTGGTTATGAGTTTGATGCATCAGTAGCTAACAATACTACAATAACTTTAGAGTAATTATTAAAAAATTGTTCAGTTTTACCTATAAATCACGAGGATTTTTGTATAACCCCCGTGATTTTTTTATCCCTAATTTTTAAAATTGTTCTATTCTTCGTATTTAATCCCATTTCATAGCTTTTATCTTTGCCATGTTTTTCGGATCGTCCGCATTTACAAATGTCCTGTCATTGGAAATACGGGCTTCTTTCTTTTCTTCATCGGTAAGATATACTGAAGTAATAGTATCTGCCATCAACATTTGAAGAAATGAAAAACTAATTTCCCACACAATCTGCTGTGGAGTCATGTTGAGCTTTTCACATGCTGGTAATATCAAAGAACCAAATACGCTTTTACCACCAAAAGTGATAGAATTACCTTTTTTGTTTTTTATCATTGAGACTTTAGCTAGTTCTTTGCGTTCCCGGTCAATCCCAAAATATTTGATAAACTCATCGGTATTATCTTTAGTAAGCACTATAACAAGAAGCTGAGACATTTCTTCATTTGAAAGATTGTTTCTCAAAAACTGGCATCTACTATTTACAATTCTGCTATTAAATAGTTCTTCTTTCTTGTTGAGCGTATGATATGATAGTAGCTGGCAAACAATATCTTTTTTTTCTTGGCATAATCTTAAAGCCTCCATGTATGGGTTTGATTTTATAATATCAGCATTCATATCAAGGCTTTCAATAAGTCTTGAGAGTAGATACGTTTTGCCTAACGTTATTGGATATAGATAAAAATGTCGCTTATTAACCTGAAAGCCGTATGGCCTTTCCATTATGGTATCAGCAATATTCATTTCTATTATTTTTCGATCTTCAATCATATACTATTACCTTTTAGAAAACAAATTGGCTATCTTCACAGACCACCAATTTCAGATTTGAACAAAAAGACCTAGAGCGGACTGATGGACCTGCACCATCCCCTTCACTCTGGTAGAGCGACGCACGCCTGTGTGTGCTTAATCCGCAAGTGTGCATCTATAAAGCAGATGCACAAAGGTTTAAACTATATCTATTGTAAATTATCCGCCTATGCCGGAATTGGGGGCGACTTCAAACTTGTCTCCATCACCGTCTTCGTCGTCCGGGTCACACTCTATTTTTGTAATAGATGATCCTGTTGTAGGAGTAACAATAATTTTACCCCATTGAACTTGTTTCTTTTCAGCGGCATATTTTAAAGCGTCAAATGTATATGCCCACACACCACCATCTGCACTAGTAAACGTATCTTCAACTGACACTGTTGTCTTTTCCATACAAAATCCAGGAACTTCGGGATCTTCCGGTTGTAGTGCAACAGCATAATTGTGAGCAACTACGCCATCACTGTCGTTGATAGGTCTTTTGCGGCCTTTTGCTGCACGTATGTTGAGTACAAGGGCATAGGTGTTTTTACCATACTTGACATCTTCATTTTCTCCACCTTCAATTTTGGCTTCTTGTTTGTCGCCTTTTGTTGTTGTCAACTGTGTGGAATCTTCCACGGGTGTAGGAAGCTCTTCCCATTTGGGCGAAGAAGCATCCAAGTCTTTTACGAAAATTCGGGGTTTACCCCATCCGATTACTGCCATAGTTCTATATCACTTAATATAGTTAATACTTATTCGTTATTTATCTCAATGTACAATTTGTTATTAATGAAATGTTCTGTATGTCCGTCCTCAAAAGGTGTATTTGTAGGACTGGTTTTTTGGCTACATTTTGATGGGGTTGTGTGGTATTCATCTTTTCGTATGGAGATAAGGAATTTGCATAATTCACACAGCTTACCTACGCGTAGAGTATCTTTTTCCCACGCCTTTGTTTCCGAATTCCATAAATCACGGACATACACATTGACATTAACATAAGCTCTTTGGATTTGGCCACATCCTTCATTGGCAAGTACAGATATAACAATATCCTCTTTGTCTGACTTGTTTGGTCTTCCTCTATCACTTAATTTGCCGGTAACATTCCTTTCAAGGTCTGTGCCCTTAATTTTGTGATAGACAAACTTAGCTATTTCAATGTCTGATTTCATTATTTAGCAATCTGTCTTTTTAGTTTCTCAAGCATCTTGGGAACTTGGTCCATCGCCCACAATTCCGTTGATGCAAGTACGTCCTTATTATCCTTCCTTTCCACATATTCAGCATAGTTCATTCCTGCGACTATAACAAGCACATAGTCATTAGGATACCTCTTTACAAGTTCCTTGGCCAAGTTTTTACCTACACTTACGCCTTCCGAGCCTTGCTTTATCTGATTGAAGTCTGAGTATTGGATAATATTACCGTTATAAGCTATTACATAGCCAACTGAACTTCGCAGGTTACCGGACTGATCATACCAACTTTTATTACCTTCTCTGTCACGTACTCGTGAAACACATTGTTCCCCAAGGTAAGACAAAGCGCGTATTGTTAGCCTTTCAACCCGATTTGCTTCTTTCATAAGAACCTTATGAATTTCATCCAGCTTGGTAGTCATTCTTATGCCCATAATACTAAACCCAAATTTTGCACTGAAGTTGGTAACGATGGAAACCTTTTACTTCAAATTCCCTTTCAATTCCTCCGAGAAGACTTATCTTAACCCTGTCACCAATAGTAAAGGTTTGACAATTGCTTGGAAGACATACCGTATATGAATAGCTTCTTACAACACCATCCTCAAACTCTCTTTCTTCCGCCTTCCCAGAAGGCACGGCATCACAAGGAATTGAGCCTTTCCATTCAGATGAACCTAGATGATAATCACCATTTTCATCTTCATATCCAGAACTAGATACAAGGTACTGCAAACGGTGAGGTTTTCTATTCAATACAGCCATTTCTACGACAAGCAATCACCTACATATACCTTTGGCTTTGGTTCCAATTCTACCGAAGGTTCACCAATGGTATCGTAGATGGAGTTAACATGCAACAGTATTAGTTTCTTATCTTTATCAGACAAAGCCCCGAAGGACTTGTCTGCTTCAGAGAAATTGATAGCCTGAACCAAAGACCAAAGACAATCAGCTAGAGCTCCCTGATATTCGTTGGAATGAGATATGTCATAATTAAACTCATCATCGCCATTGAGATTACGTTTAATCATCACATTCTCTACAAAACCGATAGGGATCGGATAATGTATTTCGTCTATGAGGGCTTGCTGAATTGTCTTCATGACTTACGATGCTTTATGAGATTCAACCGCCTTTTTCAATGCTTCTTCGTCTGCGTCACTCAATCTGTTGACTGCTGCGATTAGCTTATCATCGGAAACGGTGGAAGTCAGGTTCTTGCCTGCAATCTTGTTATATTCCGTCACAAACTCCGGCTTTTTGTAAGTTGCTCCCCAAATTGTAATTTTGACATCAGTGGCATCCTTCTCTTCTTCTGTAGTGTTTACAGTTTGGGCTTCCAGTATATCCAAAGAATAGATTTGGTCTACGTTTTCGATAACCGGCAAACAAATAGCCTGTCCGTTTGTAAATTCCTGTAACGGATCTGTCTTAGAGTAACGGCTGATCAACTTGTATTCATCAACGGTAGTATATTCCACTCCATTAACAGGATTAGTCGCTTCAGCCAAAGTTCCCCATACAAAAGAGCCTACATTATCAGCAGAAGGGAGAAATATCAATTTATTCGCGTTCCACGGTTTATAAGATACCCTTTTACCGTTCTTTTCATAAGTTACTGAACGGTCAATCTTCAGGAATGAGATACCGTTATATTGGTCAGAGAACGCTTCATCAAATAATGTAGAAGTAGGTACAGGCAGCTTAGTCTCATTATCAAAGGTTTGTCCTCGATAATTTGCGGCTAATTCTTTAGCCCATTGAGATTGACGCATTTTGTTATATGTAGATAAAGCCAGCATAATGACCGAAATACTGTTACCGTCATCATTAGCTTTGCTTATAACTCTCTCGATATCATCTCCTGTAACTTCCCCAGTAGTAACAACGCCAAAACTATGACTAGGTAAATAGCCGTATTTAACGCGCAAACCAAGACCGGTGTTCTTATCATCATCATCTTCAACAACAATAACCCCATCAGAAAGCCCAGTAAGGAAATTAGCCTCATTTCTTTCGTCAATACCAACAGAACATGCGGTTCCGTCATCTGTTAAACGAGAGAAAATTCTATTTTTAAGAGATTTTTGCGCTTCTTCCGTAGTGGCATTAGATAAATGCGCTTTCATGATATTGATAGCGTTGATCTGAGTTTCTCTCAAAATTTTCTTAATACCAATTTTCGGCAATACTCCACTAGAACGAGCAATAGAGTCACGTTTCTTTGGAGACAAGGGAGAGTCCATAGCTACCATATCAGCAGCTACATATGTAGTGTTAGCAGATGTGCCTTCCCATTTTTGATCAGGAGAATATACCTTAGTAAGCATCGTTTTGTGAAGATAGGTCAAATTCTTGTTTGTTCCATTGGTCTTTTCTTTCACATATAGACTCAATTTAGGCCATATTCTTCTTACAAATTCAATAAATAATGATTCATTCATCTTTCACCTCCTTTTAATCGTGTAAAAAAGTTAGTTGTGGCAATGCCGTTTTTAATGCAGCCTTGATGCTGTCAATAGGATAAGGACTTGCCACGTCATTCACTTCGCCAGCATACATGATACCAACGAATGGTTTGTCGGCAGGCTTGGAACAAACAACAACACCAACATATTCATGATTCCCTGGCAATGATTCGTAGGCTGTACCTGCTGAATTAACAGGCATTGGCTTATAAGTATCATTTTCTGTATCGCGGATAACGATATGCCCGGCTTTGATTATAGACTGTTTAAATCCAGTCATGTCTAACGTCCGACCATTCATAATTCCGCCCAAATAGTTACGAATAACAATCGAATCCATTCCGGTTAAGATTGTTTCTTGTTCGTTGACTAAATCAGCTTTTGCACCCATTTTTAACTTGTTTTTGATTAAAGGCCTTTAGCCATTGCTATGACCTCTTCGTCAGTTAATACTTCATTTTTTTCTTGTTTCTTACTTCCCGCACCTGGAGGATTGCCTAAGCTGGAAAGTCCTGCGTCAGCGCGTTCTTGGTTGTAAGATTTTAAATCTTCTTCAACTTCGGAATAGAATTCTTCAAACTCTTCATCATTTTCAAACTTCATTTTATTGAAGGATTTCAATGTGCGAGTACCGAATGTTCCAGCATCTTTCAATAAGGATTCAAGTTTTTCTTTACGTGTAGTGGTAACTTTTTCACCTTTCAATGCTGCGATTTCGTCATTCAGTGTTTGTACTGTCTGAACTAAACCTTTAGCCCATTCTGGAGCATCATCATTCTTTCCTCTGTTCTTGGGATTTTTGGTGTTTGAACCAGCTTGACGTCTTTGATTGTTCGAAGCTCCGTCGTCGTCATCGTCATCGTTGTCGTCGTCATCTGTTTCAGAGTGATTTTTCTTCCATTCATCAAGCAAGCGATTGGCTTGTGACTGGCCGAAAGGTAAGTAACGTAGTGCGGAATCAATCTCTTTGTCAATTTCTGCATTTACGTCTTCATCTGAGGCATCATCTGCGGAAGTAAGGTTATCAGCAATCTTGGCAGCAATACCCTTTAATTCCCTTGAATTGAACCCTAACGCCTTCGCTTTAAGTTTCAATTTTACAAACACTTGTTGTTTTCTGTCCATTGTACAATGTTTTGGTTACTAAAATAGCCTGCATAGCACGTATGCCAGCAGACTATTCGCTAGAACTTTACTAAACATTAGAGCAATGAGTCTTTACGACAAGTTCTGTGGCGTACGTCTTCATACGCATCTGCCACAAAGGTAGCAAAAGTGACATTTAAAGAGCCACTTTTAACGTTAAACTTTCATAATAAACGCACGGCACGAAAGTAATCTTGTACTCCGTGCCGTGAAACTAAATGTAGTTGTACATCAGCGTTTATTCTTTGAGATACTTATAAGCCTTTAGGTATTTGTTTAATCTGTAAATATCTTTTTCTGTGAGTTCATTTAAGCGTGTTATATCCATGTTATCTTCTAAATCATGTAGTTTAACCTGCCTTCCTATAGGATTAAGCCTGGATCGTTTTATGAAATCTTCATAGCTTTCGTTTTCATTACGGGTAACTGAAAGTATAGCATCTACTATATTGCGAGGAAACCCTTCCATCAGTAAATATTCAGCTGTAACTTCGGTATCTTCTATCGTATCGTGCAACAAAGCAACAATTCTTTCTTCGTTAGTAGAACATCTATTTGCTACACGAATAGGATGAAAGATATAGGCCATTCCAGCTTTGTCAACTTGGTAAATATGTGCATCACTTGCTATTTGAAGAGCTTTTTCTAATAAAGTACTAGTATTCGTCATATTCTGATTTTGATATTTCTTTTCCTCCAAGAATTATATCACAAACAGTCTCATTGGATTGAAGAATTTCTATCTCATTATATCCATGATGTTTTATATATGATTTTGTTTGACCGTTATCGAGATATAAACGGATAACAGCTTCTTCAAAATCGTCAAGCAAATAAACTGTTGAGCCTGACTGTAATTTATTGTATAATTCCTTTTGGTTCATTTTTATATGTAAAGATAGTAATTTTTATTGGAAATGACTATAATATTTGATTGATTTTTCAGCTATTTCTTGCGCCTTTTTATCAGATTTATCTAATATTCGCCATTCTTCATAATATTTATGTCCTAATCCACCTTCCATGCCTGTTTGCTTTTGTATCTCTTCCCAGCGTTTTTCTCCAAGAATCCTTTTTGCATCTTCCGGCTTTTCTTTTGCATAAATCATTCGTTCTGTATTAACTTGAATTTCGGCAACTAATCCGTTAGATGTTTTGATATTGACTATATTTCCACTATATCCCATAAACGATTCCGGTTTTTGTCTTTTCAGTCGCACAAATGAATCGCTGTCAGACAGTTCGTTCAAGACTTCATCTATTTGTGATTTGGGAACTATAATTGTCGTCCTAACGGCGTCTTTTATATCGTATGGAGTTATACCCTCCGTTTTCACCTTTCTTGTTATTGATGAAATGCTTTTGTAATTGATTGGCGTTACAAATCCTTTGTTCTTTTTAGCTATGAATTCTGCTAAACTTTGTACCTCATTCCCGACTAAAGAAGCACGATTAACAAGCTCTTTAGCTGAATTCTCGGTATTTATATTTTGAACAATTGATTTGTTATCTCTCAAAAAATAAGGTAGGGTGTTTCTTTTCTGGGCTTTCTCGATTTTTTGATGGTTTTCGAGTACCCATTTTTTGAATTCGTCAGGAACATCCTTTACTTCATTTATACTTTCTGTGGAAACATCGCTCCGTCCATCCCATTCCCAGAATTCTTCTTCTGTTTTGAGAATAGGAACTTTATAACAACGACAATTACTACCCCAAAAACATTTTCCATTTCTGCGTATATACATGATATGGTTACGTTCAAGTGTCAGGTCATAAACATTTCCATCATACAAAACATATTCTTTATCAAATACTGTTGATGTAGTTGAGTAACATTCACGTATAATGTAGCAGTCATAATTTGATTTTATTTCAACTCCATTTCTTTTATGAGATTTTCCAGCCTTATTTACAGAGAATGATGGTCTTTTACCTGATTTCAATATAAGTTCAGACAAATCTCCTGACATTTGTTTAGAAGTAGTGAAAAACATTCGTTCTTCTTTGTTAGAAGTGAATACATTCCCTCTATTCCCAACAAATGACTTGAATGGTCTTGTATATCCATCGCACAGAACGAAAGCATTCAAGAATATTTCAATCTGCCTTTTGGATGACGATTTTATTTCATTCGGTATATATTTTTCATTGCATACACCAAAACGTTTCAAATATTGGCAAATGTCTGCTGAATAAAAACATACACCGTCATCATATTCAGTTACTTTATACCCAAGTTTTTCTATTAGTGATATGATTTTATTTCTTGCAGGTTCTCCTTTTTTTTGAGATATAATAACTTGACTTTTACGTATTGTGCTACCATCTGATAACCAATATCCCATGAACTCGCAAAACAAATCAAAATCAATGACTGTGCTTCCGATTGTCATACAATCAATATCATCAGACTTATATTCGCAGCCACGATAAAATGCACCCTTCCCTTTTGTATATTCATTCGCTTGGCAGTTCCTAATTCTGCCATCATTCTTATTCAAATAAACCATATTGTGATCAGGCGTGACAAGGCAATCTAATGACTTATTGAAAAAGCGAATCATTTTACCGCTATGTGAATAGCATTGTCTGTCTGTAAATCCAACCCATTCAGGAACTCTTTCGTTTGGATTTAGAGATAATATCAAGTCATCGTCAAGCACATCTTTGAATAACTTCCATCCTCTACTTGTGAGCACTTCACTATCATCTGAGTAGCAATTAGGGTGCCATCCTGTCCACTCAAAATCTTTTGGGTACTTTCCTGCAAGTTGGTCGCAAATGTCATAATACCGTCCCTTAGGAACTCCCTTGCAGTTATGGTTTCCACTCAACTTTATTTCATATCCGACTACGAAATCCATTTGTTTCCATCTTTCGTTTTCGGCTGCTCTATAAGACATGTTTATTTCTGAACGGGCTAGACGTATGGAACGATATTCACAATCTTGTATATGTTCAGCACTGCCATATCTGTCTTTGTAATCTTTTTGCAGTAATGGGAAATCAAGAAGATATTTACTTATTTGCTTACTCAACGTAACAGCACTGGTTCCTTTTTGAATAGCGCATGAGATCGCAGCCTCCAGTTCTTCTTTGTAGATCATAGATTGCTGCCAGAGTTTTGCAGATATATTGAATCCTTTATCTTTTCGATTCTGGAATGCTTTCAAAGCATCTGAATTTGTTTGATATAGTATTTTATATTTCTCTTTGTCAACTTGGGCGTTATATGCTTTTAGTACTTTGTTTACTATTAAATCCTGTGCTTCATTACTGTTCTTCCATTCTTCGGTAGTACCACGATAGATAGTTGCATTTATATCCTCTACAAAGTGCTTCTGTATATCGTCAATTTGCTTTTTAGTTTGAGGGTAGTCAGACCATTTAAACGGCTTATCACTATCTGAGAAATAATTAGTTAGTGAAACGGCTTTGGCTGCTTCCAAATTCAGGGTATCATATATCTGCTCAACTAGGGCTACATATTTGTTTAATCTCCTGTTGAGTTCTTGGTATTTTTTTTTCTGATTTGGAATCTTTGGCTTTGCCATTATTTTATATACTTTTTCTTATCCTTCTTGGTAGGGTAGAGATGATGTTTTACTATAATCTTACCACAAATAGGACAATCTTGTACGATGTATTCCACTGTAACTACTCTAGTATGCTTTTTCATATTTATTCCTCCGAAATTCTATCAGGTGCTGGCATTTCCAATAATCGGATAGCTTTAATTGTTTCCTTTCCCTCCAATATCGCTTTACATAAACGATGGTAGCCATCAGCAATTTGACCTACTTCGTCAAGAATAATAGGATATTCAAGAGAGCATTGATTCACCCGTTTGCATTGAAAAATGAAACTGTGAAGCTGATTGCATTCAAATGGTTCAGCTGTAAGGTCTATATTCCATAGTGGCATATCAAGAACCGGATATTCTTTTGCCTTAGCAAAATCGTAGAGTGTTTGAGCTTTCCATATCTTGTTTCCACGATGATATTCACTTTCAGCAAAAGTTATATTATCTATTGGAACTTTCATACTATTCTTTCTTGATATATACTTTGATTTCACCAGTAACATGTAGCTCATCACCAATTTTTTCAACGGAGTATTCTATTAGTTCCCTTTGGTTGATCGAACTGATAATTGATTGGCGGACTTCATCCTTAACTTCCTTGATTAACTTTTCATCTGATTTCCGATTAGACCAGCCTTCATCAAGTTTTTTCTTTTTCCGGTAATCCTTGATTTCTTTTTTAGTCCGAACAAGGCAGATACCAAGCTTCTTTGCTTCGTAGTTATCAACTTGTTCAATACTACTTAATCTTTCTTGTGGGGTGATCTTCGCTACTAATCTAATAAGCCAGTTTGATATTTTTCTCTTCATGATTTTAAGTTTTAAGTTGGCAACGCAAACATATGCCTACGCCGCCTTTACTTTTCTACAAGTTGGCGGACAGGTTATAAATCTTCATCCTCATAAGACATTTTCGCACTCATGACACCGACTGTGCTTAGTATCTTGATAGAAAGCCCCTTTTGTACATCAAGCTCAAAAATCACATTATCATTGAATTGAGCAGAAGGGTATTGATACAACAGTGCATAATCCATACCTTCCAACTTTGCGTATAAGCTAAGCGTCCCATGTTTCTCTCTGTCTATCTGTATTACACATTTGCCAACAGAAGTAAACTCACAAGAATAACCCTGTTTTTCCTTACTAAATTCTAATACATCTATTTTTACCATAATGATTATATTTTGATTATTATTCCGATTATTCGAAAATATTGCTTATTCTACTTTGAGAAGCTGCAGCTTCCTCTTTCTGTATCTGCAATAGGGTAGCTTCTGGATCATTAGAACCTGCCTCCCTAATAGTTTGAAGCTGACTCTTAATAGCCTTACCTCCATTTTGTTTAATAAGTCTGTCAGTAGTGGCATCCTCATCCATTTGTATGAAAGGAGTTATAATATGTTCAACTTCTACATTGTCAACTTCACTCGCCCAAGAGACATTCATCATTTTAAGAAAAGCCTTAATAACACTACATTCACGTTCAAAGGCCTCTATCCACGAACCGCTTTCATCGCCAACCTTTAGGTGGGCATCAGTAAGAAGTGTTTGTCTAGCATCAAAGCCAATATTACCAAGTGATTTCATATTATCAAATGAGATGTCCGGCATTTGGGACTGACTCCAAAAGAATTTAATAAGAGTATCAACATGATATTTTAAAGCTTCAATAGCCTGTTCCCATGAAACATATGACACATCTCCTCCATTTTCGACACGAAATACCCTACGGCTTTCTCCCTTGTCTTCTTTTCCTTGAGTTGCACCTGCTACTTTGAGAATAGGAGCACTATTATAGGCTATAACGTCACTATTGCGTGATAAAGTATATTCTATCTCATTACGCAAATACGACAATCCATCGTATATAGGAACAGGACGATAAATATAGACTCCGGGAATTTTCATAATAACAATAGGTTCTACTTTAACTTGTTTCCATCCAGTACCCTGTTGCATCCATTTATAGTGAGTAGTAGCCGTATATGTTTCAAAAAAAATAACTTCTTTATCCTTTATTTTTTTTGAATATTCAAATGACATAGCAACCATATCATCCAACTCATCGAGCAAAGGATACAGTTTAGTTCCATCCATTGGGGAGTAGGTCTTACATTTCAGTTTATATTTGCTTTTAAAGCCATATAAGGTATTCGGGTTCTCAACGGCATACCAGATGGTAAATACTTCACATGAAGCAAAATAATTATTTCCTCTCTTGATATTTTCACTGTCGACGCGAGCATACTTGTAGATATTTTCAATGGCTTTAGCGATCTGCTGTTTGATTTCATTATCCTCAATATTATGATATACTCGTCTTACAGGAATAGAAAACATAAACTCAGTTATTCGCTTAGTGAGGAGCTTCTCCAAACCGATGTATATGCGAGAAGCCTTTTCTACTGTCCCATCAGATTTTATCTTATCCTTACGGGTAACAGTATCACTAACTATCGTATGCAATTTCGGTTCGTAATCATTGATAAGTTTGCTCCATGAAGGAACTGCGACTGTTTTTTCTTTCAGATCGTTAATTACTTCATCAGCAGAGCGGGAATTGTCTAAAATAGAAGTTATTTCGTCCATAGGCTGTTCCGTACTTCTTCATACGGTGATTAGTTGAACATATATAAATACTCCCAAAGAAACCGGATAGCACAATACGCACTATCCGGAAACGTGAAGGAGCACGTTAGCATCAAATGCTACGGTGCAAATATAATAAAAGTGACTATAATAATGCCATATTATAACAAAAAAATAATATCTATCTAGTATAACCGACCATTTTTACAGCCTCATGCATATAATAAGGGAGGTTGATAGCTGCAATTTTACCGGCATATCCACAACGCCATAATTCAGCTTGCCAATCCTGTATATCATCACGTTCATCAATATTGTACTTCTTCAGTAAATCACGCATAATAGCACAATCTTCATATCTTCCCATAACTTTAGCAGAAGAATAAAGATTGAGTAAGACTTCTTGACCATAAAGAAGAAGTACTTTTTCAAATACATTAAGTCGATCTTGTATCATAGGTATATTAATGTCTTACTCGGTAAAGGTGATGAATGCTGCATAGTTTAGCCCTTAGAGGATTTTACGCCTCTTGGCTATAGCAGCATTCAAACAGTCATTGCTCGTATAAAGTACGCCGTTTTTAGCTGGATGGCATTAACAAGTCACCATCTTCCCGGACTTTTCGCTTACTTGTCGCTGTGAAGGCACTCCGGTTTCGTTCGCCTCTCGATTTCTCACATCCACGCAGTATCGAGTTTTAGGAGTACAACCCTCTGTCTCTCTGCTTATGCAGCCTACCGCCGATTGTACAACTGGCTTTAAAAAGAAAGCCTCGTAATAGGTACGGGCTACTACGAGGCAATCATATATAAACTCCAGAAGGAGAATACTTAGTAAATGTCAGGTAACATTCCGTACTTGTTACGGATGCAAATATAGATATTTTATTTCAGAACAACATCTATAAAAGATAAATTTAACACATATTTATCCTTTATAGATATCATATTACCCATGTGTCGTTTTTTTAGACAACTGTGTCACTAACTGTGTCGTTAATTGTGTCACTTGTAACTCTAATTGATTGATTTTTAGCATTATTTCTGTGTCATTAGGTGTGTCACCAACTGTGTCCTAGAATTATATTAATCTATTGAAAATACTAAAACAAACAAAAATGGCGCCGACTTTCACAAGCCAGCGCACATAAGAGCAATGAAAACACCAAAAAGAAGTGTTTTCAAACGCAAAGGTACTAAAAGAAACACAACTACAAAAAATCTTTGAGCAACTCTTCATCACTAATAAAACTGTAATCTCTAGGATAAAACGTATTTGCTAATGCGTCCATATAATCAGGGGAACGTTTAATACGCTTCTTTACATCTTCTTTAGGTTCAATGATAATCTTTCCATTACTAAGAAACTTCCATTTAGTTTCAGTAGCTTCTTCCATCAACTGGTCACATGGTGGCAGAGCAGCTCCAAAACCATTCTTGGGATTAAGCCAATCACGCAAAGCCCAATATAGATATGCTCTCATATTCGCGAACTCATACTCTCCGGTTATGTCATGCAAGCCATCTGCACCTTCAGAGTATTTACATGAAAAAGCGTTTGTAAATTCTTCCTCTAATAATCGTGAATACACACCAGCGCCCTCTCCTATCGTATCAATAAAAGCTTTTGCTCCTTTCTTTTTCAAATAAGGGACTGTCATACCTACTACATGCATGTGATCCGCACGTCCAGAAGATTGATGCACTTCAAATTGAGGAACATAGTTTCCATATCTCGGACAAAGCACACTATTGTCGCGTCCCATACCGGCAACGTCAACTCCTAACTTGCAAGATTTAGCTGGAATGAAACCGTCTGCTTGTAATTCTTGCCAATTCCTGTTTGCTATTTCTATCCATTCATAAGGAATAAGAACATCTTCAGAAACCTTCGGGAACATACCAAGTACCTTGACTCGAAATAAATCGTTAGGTCGGTATAGACTTCCTTCCCAATTGAAATCGCCTTCTCCCTCATTAAAGTCTGTTTGCTGAATGGGAGAGCACCAATTTATTACCTTGTCTTTTACCCATTCATAATCTACTTGACCTGGAATTATAACTTGTTTTTTTACCACATTCTCCGCATTAAGAGAACTAAGCCTAAATTTAGCAAAACGTTCTGATTTCATGGCTCTAGCTGCATATCCAGTAGTAATATTAGGATTAAACACTATGAGCATCCGAGAATTTCCCTGTAAGTTACCTTCTATCGCATTATAAACAATTTCGGATATACCTGATGCCTCTGTGACAACAAACATGGTATTTGCTGCATGAAATCCCGACCATGATTCAGTCGCGTTGTCATCCGCTTTAAATCCTGTCAAAAACCATTCTTCATAATCCGTTCTTATGTCATCAGCAACCAATCTGCCTGGACAACAAAAAGGAAACTTTGCCCTTGCCGCACGAATCAACCTTCTGATTTCAGGAGTCATAATATTTTTCACTTGCCTCCCTGTTGGTGCTGTCATGGCCACCTTGGTATTCCCAACAAGCACACCTTTTTCATTAAATCTAGGAGTAAGATACATAAAACACAACGAAGCACAGGCCGCAACAAAATCTTTTCCACGAGCAGTTCCACTTGCAACAGCAGTCATGGGGTTATGTTGGACAGACTCAATAATAGCTTGCTGCTCACGATCTAATCTTGCGCATAATGCATCACGGACAAATTTATTCCAATCCTTCGACCAGTACGCTATAATTTCACTTATGAGTTTCTTTTTTTCATCCTTTGTCACCATTCTTATATGAACCGGTTAATGATTTTAAAGCATCTACCCAATCATCATTAGTAACATTTACATCTTGTTTATCTTTCCATTCATTTGGTCTACGATTTTTTAACCAAAATATTTGTGCTGTTGTATCTCCCGCGACATGCTTTTTCGTTTTCTTCACCACAGTCGTTTGACCAGATCCATCCTCTCCTATTTTCACCTCAGTTGTAGTTTCCTCAATATCATAGCCAATAGCTCGTTTATATAAAGCACTCTCTACCTTCATGTCGGCTTCGTCTTTACCTTCCTTCAACAAATCTATAACTTCAGGATGTTTCTTTAGTATACTTTTGAACGTAGTAAGTCCTATTCCAAGACGCACACATAAACCTTTATTGTCAGCCCCATTCCTACAGTCTGCTATAATAAGATCTTCCTTCCCTTTTATATATTTATCATAAAGAGAAATCTCCATTTTGGGCCTACCTCTCCCTGCCATATTATACCTCCTCTTCTTTCAGTTCAAGCAAAAAGGCCTTGCAAATATCAATCATACGTGCAAAAGCCACCGTATTACTTTTTATATTAAATTTTTTCTTAACCTCTGTAGCTACCTTAATAAATTCTTCATAGGAGCCGACAACTATCGAACTATTTGCAGATATTTTCTGTTTTTCTAGTTCCGCTAGAACAGCTTTGACATCATTGCTCCTACTTTCAGTAAACAAGAACTTCATTTCGGTAAGCTCTATATCCCCATCATTAATAGAGACCGTGGGAATCTTATTCGTATCAATAAATTGAATGCCGTTAAGACCAGAAAACTCTCTTGCTTCAATAGTGCGCATCTCGCTATAAATTTCCTTAAGCATCTGAGCATCATCTTTGCCTACTAAAGCATTATGACTAAGCACATAGGCAATCTGCTTGTCTTTATCAACCTCTTCAATATACAAGATTAAAATATATTCCAACTTAGCTTTAATGGCAGCTTTTAAGCGATGATTTCCCGACAAAATGAGATATTTACCGTCATTTCGTTTCATCGCAAACGGGAGCTGAGATAAAAAACCGTCTTCAGCCACATTTGCTGTTAGTCTATCTAGTGTGCTTTTTTCCATATAGTGAGCATTCTTCTCCAACGGAACACAATCGTTTATAGGGCTTACATATGCTAACTTATATGGAGCAATCAACTTGTTTACATCATCCAGTTTCCCCTGAATAAGATGAACATCTTTCACTTCTTGTATTTTTTCAACCATAATCTATATAAATCCTTTAATGAATCATCTAAAAAATTAGCAGAATACATTAGCTTGCCTTCATCTCGGCGTTCTAAATCAAATACTCCTCTATATTTCATTGAAATTGGGCTTGTTGTGTACACCGTGGTCTTCACTCCATCGTAGTAGTTAGCCATTTTTCGGGCAATCAGCATTCTTACATTATGAGACTTAACAAGCATGATCAATAATTTACTCAATCTCTGAGTATTTGAGTTTACAACAAAATCGCTTTGCATAAAAATCTGCTCAAGAGTAGAAAGTTTTTTGCTAAAAGAAGAAAAACCGAACGCTTTTCCATCAGCCATGAATACCAATCCCAAATCCCCACCAGTTGTATAGTTAACCTTATTTGCCATGTAAAATGCTTTATAGTAGTTCACATCACTAACTGGACATATCTTTGCTGATATTTCTGTACTATCTGTAAATTCATAATCCATAGGCAAAATATGAATACATGATGGCTTTATATTTTTATCGCGTTCAATGTAATAATGCTTATCCCGCTTTACACTAGAATAAGTGTATATCGGATTCTTACCAGGCCCCAAGTTTATCTTACCAACAAGGAAGTCGTTTATTTCCTGGAAATATCTATCAGAATAGATGATGTTTTCATCATTCTCAAGAAGACATTTAAACATCACCCCACCTTCTTTGGGGTCAAATACATTATAGGGAGCATGAGCATATCTAAAACTATCTTCTACATAGCTAAACATCTTCTCATATCCTCCTTTATAAGTGGGAGGAAAAGCAATACCTATCCCCTTACCTTTTTTACTTTTTAGGAAGTCAAAAAAATCGCCATAAAAGAAACTGCTTATATTAAAATTCAAAGCACCCTTTTCTAATTTCGATATGGTATTGTGATAATAAATGTCAGCCTGCTCTATAAACGAATTGAACATTTCCTCCTGATAATCATTCTTTCTTTGATGAAAGCCTGATACTCTCATGGCAAACATTACCTGAACAAGATTTTTATATCTTGTATCTTTCCAAGTATCAAAAACCAGACGTAATTCAGGATTTACAACTTCAATATCTGTATTTGTGTCAAGCAGCAGATCAGAAATTAGCTTAGAATATAGGCTTACATCATTGGAATGTACAGTATATCCCATGTTGGACATAATTTTGTCGGTCGTGAAATTACCGGAACATCCGATAAAAACATCTTTCTTTTCTACGCCTTTCATTATATCTTGAAGGAGCAGTTTTACTTCAGGTGGTGTCGTTCCTTGGAACATATCAGTATATTTTACAAGTTATGTATGACTTCATACACTAATTTAGATTTAATGCCCTCCTGGCGTATTCCAGGAAGGCTTAAATACAAAATCAACCATTTCTTCAGCTACTTGCAAGAACACTTATACAGTATATTCGGCTTCTTTTCAGTCGTGTCAGATGGCTATTTCCATCACCCCATAAACTGCACAAGTTTTTATGTTCTTGTTTTTGCTTATCGCTACTATAAGGGTTGAGGACGGACGGGATTTGAACCCGAACTATAAAGGTTAACCGGTATTTATAGCAGACCACACCGCCCATGTGCTGTTTTATTTGTGGTATTAAAAACAGCAAAAACTAACCACGCTCATTTCAATGTTTTTATTGAAGGAATCCGAAAATAGAGCGAAAAACAACGTTCCCCATTGAGAGATAAGCAGGAGTCGAACCTGCACAAGTATCGTCTTCTTTCTCGCTTTCGTCCGTAGATTGGCTATCCTACGATCTTTAAACTACTCAACCTGTTACTAACAGCACCGGTCTTGATGACATCCATTCTTATGTACACTTAGAATTTCCGTTCATTTAGTCTTAGCTCCCTATGACCATTTTATCCCTACGTGGTGGTAGCAGGACTCGAACCTGCACCTTCCGTCCAAGAAGTCTTATCGGAATGAAGTTATCTCAATTAAGGATAATCCTATTTAACCGATTTATGAAGCGTCTTCCAATTTCGCCATACCACCAAATTTGCGTGTCTTTCCACGCTGTCAGATTGCACAGACCCAGCTAAAGAAAGGAATCGAACCTTTCTGCCATTTACCATAATCTCAATCACCGAGCCGACTTGAACGGCATTTGAGCGGAAACAGGGAATCGAACCCCACTCTTTGGCTGGAATGCCAACGCTCTGCCGATGAGCTATTTCCGCAAATGCTTGTCTCTTCCAAGCTGCCAATGGTTTCCGTTTTCAATTGACGTGTGTATCCATAACCATAAAAAGCCTCACACATATCTTTAGAACAAACTTGCTTGTTCATACTTAGGTTCTTTCTTTTCAACAACTCCAAACTCTTTGATTTCAATTCCAGTCTTTTCGGTAAGCCATTTTGCAAGTATGTGGCGATGGCAGAAATCACCTGGTTTCTCATAGCAGCATAGAGCAACATCTTGGCCATCACTTAATGTCTTTATTTGCTCCACCACCTTCTTCGCATCTTGACTTTCAAGAATATTGTTGTATAATCTAAGATACTCATCATGGGAACATGCGGCACTTATCATATACCTTGTTGGAGCCACATTAACCATTTGTGGTACTCCACTAATAAATCTTGGCCGTCCAATAGCTACGCAAATAATTTTAATTCCTGCTTCTTTTAATTTTCGGCTATTACCGAAATAACTTGTGTAAATTTTCATTGCTCTTTTTTTATTTTATGATGTAAAAATACAAAAAATGACGCATTTAATGCCATTTTTAGTACTAAAAATATCTAATTCGATGATTTTATTGTCTCAACCTTGTTACATTCATCATATGGTCTGTCTCGTGCCCCATGTTGAAGGTATTACCAAGGTAGTACTTGTGAGTTCTTGCTCTGATAGGTTAAAGGAGTAACAAACCAATCTTTATTGCCTTATCCATCCTTTAAATACACTTTTACAATTGTTTTCATTGCTTTTAATGCTAAAAATGTGGATCAATATAATGACTTTGGTAATGAAGCATAAGCAAAACACCATCCTTGTACGCTTGCCCATCTGCCACCCAACATCCATTTCTTCTTTTAGTGAACACCTTTGCTCCACCTTCAAGTTCTGGCAAAATCCTATAATCACCAGCATAGTAGTCGATACATTCCGTTTGGTTAAATGTAACCTCAATCTTGCATGGAGAAATAACTTTGGTAACAGTAGCCGCTCTCCTATCAGAATAGTAACATATAGTACACCCTAACCCGACTTCAGGAATTAAATTTCTGATGGCTTCCGTCCGTTGCCTGTCCCTCTCTTCTCTCCATTCGGAATACTTAACCCCATCTGGACATTTTCTGTTTTCGATTTCCCTAAGGATAGCAAAACTTTCTTTGCTTGTTAATTTCTTCGATATTTTCATTGTTCTTGTCTTTTAATTGTTAGTAATATTGGTTTCTTTTAGTATTGTAAAGATACTCATTTTCAGGTGTTTAATCAAAATAAAACAATCTAAAACTCCTTTCTTAAACTTAGTTTAACTTATTATTAACCAGGCACTTAGTCTATCAATTTAAATTCATAAGCCCATACGAACGGATTACTTTCCCAAGCGCCTTTGCCTGAGACTTTATCTATCAGGGCAGAAAAGGCTTCTCTAGGACTTCTTTTCATATCTTGCCAACTAAACATCTCAAATCTGTCTGATAAATCATATTTAAAAACTGTTCCGTCTTTAGTATATTTTATAATCCCTTCTTTCAAACAGTCCGCTTCCGATATGTCCTGTAGGCGTTCGCACTTGACTCCGGTGATTCTGATATGTTTCTTACAAGCAGCAGCCGAAACAAACATCTTGTTATTCCAGCCTGCGGAATGTTTCATAAAACCACGAATACCTAAGTCTTTGGGATCTCTATCTAATGAGTCTGGATCATACCCTAAATCCTTGTAGCTTTGTGCAATGGCAACTACTTCGCCAACTTTATATTTGGGGAGAATTTGTCCGCCATCAATCATACGTTCATCTTCGTCATACATACATATTTCAGTGACTTCACCAGAAGGTCTCTTACATACAAAATATCCTGCAACGTTTACACCTCTAAACTTTAAAGGATAAGTAACTATTCTTCTCGTCATAGTCTTCCGACCTTCTAATACAGCTTGTGTTAGGGAAAATTTATCGTTAAACATTATCTTCTTCATGATTCCTCCTTCCGATTATTGATTTCGTCTTTACTTTGATCATTTCGATTCTCCTTCACATCTTCCCAAGCAGTCGCTATTGACCAGAATAGGTTTAACGCTGTTACCACTACAAGAATTCCTGTCAACCATTCTATTCCCAGATGGTAAGATATCAAACAAGATATAAATGACAGCCAAAATGTTATCTCTTCAAATTGATAGTCTTTCATTTTATCATCCTTCCTCTTCTAAATAATAACTCATTTCCTTATACTCTTCATAGGTTATTTCCTTCCAAAAAGTAACTATACATCGTTCTTTATAGTTTTTCAGAAGTAACTTATGTATTTCTGCCAGGCTGAAACAGCCGTTATTTTCACAACGAATTCCAGATCCAAATCTACCCTTGCAACGAAAGGCATAATAGTAGTACTTTTCCATTTTATTTCTCCTTGATTAATTCCGGGTGATCGTAGATGTTGCCTTTAATTTCAAATTCACATTTTAGCTTATTTGAATATTCATCCATCCAATCGTCTGGCATGACAAATGGTGTGCGTGAATTAGGACCAAATTTATTATGCTCAACACAGAAAAGAGCAATGTTTTTATCAAATACGACATTGCCAATAAATCCGAAATTGGGATTTTTAGGGGTAATACGTTCTACAATGTCTCCTTCATAGATCTCCTTTCCGTTCTTGTCATACAAGCCGGTGAACTGTCCTATGGTTTCAGTACAAACCTCATACATACCGATGCTTTTCCCTATGTCGATATCATTTAAGGGTGGAATGACGGCATATCTATCCTTTTCGATCTTAACAAGAAAGCCATACAGCCATTCTTCATCGTATATGCTTTTGCCTCTGAATTTTATTGTACGATTCATTTTATACCTCCATTATTTTTAACGCTTTCTGTATTCCAGCTTCTAATGCTTCTTCGTAAGTATCCCACTGACCACCATCGTTAGGACCGTCGAATATACCGGCAGCTATAAAAGTTCCATTATCAGCCTTGCATATATCATAACCATAACCACAAGCATTTCTAATGATGGCTATATGCATATTCTTGGTTTCGCGCAGCCACTTTTGAGCAAAAGACTGAGTAGGGAAATGATAACAACTGAATCCTTTCTCTGTCAGCGACTTTAAAGTATCTAATGATACAAATTTTTCTTCCATAATTATCACTCCTTACTTTCCAAATATTCTATTAAACTTTTCTTGTCTCTAAAAAGTATTTTATCCCAAAGTGGATAATTGTTTCTTGGTACACTTAAACCGTCAGAGAGCTTGTATACCATCAAAAAAATACGATCTGTATAGGATATTTCAATAGTTATTTTGCTTACAGTGGAATAACAGATATTGTCTCCACTTAGATAGCAAACATTATCGCCTACATTAAACTCTGTATCTATTTTCATAATTATTCTTCTTTTCCTAATATTTGCTGAAATGGATCAAAACTCTCATTTACTCGTTGTATGCCATCTATAGAATCTTTCATATTTGTACACTGTAAACTACTCAAAGCGTTTGCAATTCTAAATATAGGATTTGCCATACGAATATCAGTAAGAGTATCAATCAACTCTTCTTTACTTAGTTGTTTCAACTGCTCCTTGATTATATTCCGCATTTCTTCTTCAGTCATTGCTATTTTCCTTTCTTTAGTTCTTCACAATGTAACTTATAAGCATAGGCAAACATCTTCAAAGTAACAGGCTCAAAGTGAAAATCCGCCTGCTTGCCTTCTACTACAACAGAAACGCATAAATCCCCATCACAAAAATCAATATATGCCATAGCATCGTCATTCCCTCTGATAGAAAAGGTTTGTGTCTGTACGCTATCCATGACTCACCTCCTTTTCTTTAATCCGTTCCAGTATATCTCTGTTGGCTTCAAGTATTTCATCGAAGGAAGGGATTGGCATCCAATGGGTAACATCCCAGCCGCTAATCGTACCATAATTGTAATTCCAAAAATAGGTGGCTATATCGTTGTCTGTATCCAAATACGCAAGCCTCACTGTACCATCTTTAAGCCTGATTAATACAGGATCTCCTATTTCCGGCAACCTGTCCTTTACGCTGATCCACGGAGATTGCTTAGTTCCAGCCTCATAACCTTTTGCATACACTTTCCTTAGATAGCATTCAATCACATGAGGTTGATTTATCCGGTTAGCCAATAGGCTTATTATATCTTTTAATATCATATCATTTATTGTTTAATTTTTCTTCAAACTCTGCAATAATACAGTCTGCATCACCGCCATGTACCCAATTCTCTAAAACCGAGGAAAGGACTTCAATAGCTTGTTCTTTCTGCCATTCGGCGCCTTGAATAAAATTCGTTATCCCAAATTGCGCCAAGTTGCCACCTGACAAAGTACGATCAACCGTTCTATGGTTAAATAAGATATTTTCTTTTGCTGCTTCTTCTAATGTCTGTTTCATATCTTATTTGGTTTTACGATTTTCTCTTAGTTCTTCTTCGCTGACATTCTTGTTAGAAAGATCGCCAAGATTAGAAGATCTTCTTGTATTATTCGGCTGACAATATAAACACATTTGAGTAAAAGGTGAATATACCCTCCCACACTTCGGACAAATCCAACCTTGTTGCCCAAATATTCCGTTATACGGATTGATTGCGCTTGATTCTTGTTTCATAATTTTTTTTATTATTCATCTTGAAAATCGTCAATTTCATATTCCCATTCCATTGCATCCGCTTCTCGAATATTATCACTAAGCCATCCTTTTCGCATTCAACCACCAGCATATTTGCTTTATCAGCATAAATTAATGGGGTTACAATACCTGTAAATGCACCATTTCGTCCGGTGAATTTATTACCTTCCTTTAATCGCTTGATTATTTCCTCTTGATTCATATTTGATTAGTTGTTAGTTAATTACTTTTGCCAACTTATTAAAAGCCTTCTCTTTATCAAACTTAATCCCATCTTTGAACTCTAATATTAACTGCCAAAGTTGGTTTTTGTAAACATCACCTGCTTTATAGTCAGTTTTATAATGACATTTCTGCGGGGTAGTCATTTCCTTAAATGTATTCATCGCATTAAGATATGTGGCTCCCCATTCTGTGAGCTCTACACTAACGGTGTCATTCAAATCTATTTCTATTAACTTACAAATATATATTTTGTGAGTTTCTTCCTTTGCAACAAGAGCAGCTTGTAAGCTCTCTATCCGGTCTTTTAGAATTTCGATTTCACTCATATTTATTTTTGTTATACTCCAATTATCTCATCATTGATACGAAATATGCTATCACTCACAAAATCGTATATCTTATACATAAGTTCCGGTTCCTGTTCCTTTGGGGAATAGACCATTACTCTTTTGCCTACACCTTTCATCCATCCTGCTTCTGTGTTAGCAGACCGACCACAAGGAAGAACCATAACACAGACATCCGCCCACTTCATGCCGTTAAAATCTGAATCAAATCCTTTTTGTGCAATCGGGTGATTAAGAGCTTCACGATATTGCTCTGTTGTCCAGTTTTGCCAGTTAGGGTCTATATCAGACCATTGGAAGCCACCATTACCATGAGGAGGATTCTTAAAATCGTAAACCTCATGTCCTAAATCACGGAGAATACCTACAACGTCCTGTTGAAATACATTTCTCCAACTACTTGCTACATAAATTTTTGCCATAATTATCTTTTTTATTTGATTATAATTATATTTGTCAATGCAATATTGCATAATAACCTAATATTTAATTCTATGTATTCTTACACTATTTCGTTTACAGCAGGAGGCAGAAGCTACTCGTTTACTACTAATATTAGTTATCCTCATAATTTCCATGATAGAGGATTAGTAAAAACAGCCGTTATGTCAGCCATTGGAGCATATAAAAGAGCAAATGGTATTGAGGCTGCAACAGTAGAAAGTTCTGTAAGTTACTAACTGTAATTCATTAGGGAGCTAATATTTAATTAGCTCCTTTATATTCTTGTTTTGATCCTTGTTAGGCTACATCGTTAATACTAATTTCTCCTTTCAAAACTCGTTCTACCTGTCTGTCGATTATCTCTTGAAACTCAATCTGGCAAATAAGTGAACAATCCGGTATAATCTCTTCCACTGGGTCGCCTCGCCACGTTGGCAGTTCGTCAAGGAAGATTCGCCCATCTTTATCCTTTAGACACGTTGCACCTACATCACGCTCAATCTGTGCTACCTCGTTGAATACATTCGGAAAGTCCTTTCGTATCTTATTCCAGTAGCCCATACCACCTTTCACGCATCCGATGCAGTTGTTGTTATTATATCCCATTGAGTACATGGCAGGCTGTTTAATGCCAGCTTTCCAAAGCATACCCATTGCATCAGGTTTCGTTATTTGCCGTTCAATAAGCGGAAACAGCGGCTTTGTGTCTGGATATTGTTGTTTTAGCCGGATAGCCCGGTTAATCTCTTTCGGATCGTAATCAAAGCCCCAAACTTGCCCGTCCCAGTGCTTAAGTTCACGCTCCAGTTTGTACCTAACCTCTTTCTTTAATTGTAGTGTACAGGCTGCACCATGAGCCCCGTTAATATATCCCTTTCGCAATACATCAGCAACACAAGTATATTTGTCGCTTCGAATGGTGTGAATAGGTTGCCCGTACCACTTCTCGCAATCTGCAAGAAACCTGGCATTATCAGGATGCCCGGAACCAGTTTCAATATAGTAGATATACACATCATCATACAGACTTAGTGCTATCTTACAAGCGACTGCGGACGTCACACCGCAACTGAACCATGCTATTATCATTTGATTCCTTTCATTCTATAATTGTTTTTGCATAGCCAACAAAGCATATCATAGGCTGCATCAAGAGGATTATCATAGCTATCGGATGTTCTTTCGTCCAAAAGTTCGTCACTATCGAAATAACTACAAAACCAGCCGTCTTCGGAATGAAAGATAGTTGGCTGATAATGGCAACCAGAATCCTTTCGACTGCTATCAACTAATATCCTTTTACCATTTTCCATTGTAGGATATAATACAGGCATAATTTCCAATATATCTTGTAGAGTAAAAACTCCACAACATTCCTTATAAGAATGGTCGTAGTTTCCTGTTTCAGCGTTAAGTAATTCTATCGTTGTAGATTCCCAAATTTCAGTTTCAGGATTATACCACTGATAAAACCGACAATCTTTGCCGTTATCCTGTACTTCATCCCATCCTACGTATTCTCCATCTTCCGTGATGAATAAGAGAACCATACTTGCGTCGCTCGTGTCTACACCAAGGTTTTGTAGTCTCCGCATTTGTTCGATTGACAATGTTATTTTCTTCATTTCTATCTTGTTTTGAGGGTTATTCATAAACTTCATTCCCGCACGTAGGGCAGAATGGATTCAAACAGTTACATTTAGGTTCTCCTATATTAGGAATCTGTCCGACTTTCGTATAGTAATCAATATATTCAGTTTCAGAAGGTGTATGTCCTTTTATCATATCAACTACATAATTCCATGAACGCATTACATTCCGATCTAAACATGTTTCTCGTTTAGGAGAATCAAGTGCATTTGACACCATCCGAAGTGTATTGCATATTTCTTTTAGTTCCCAAAGAGGAACATTTACTGTTTTAGTCAATTCGTTCATTTTTATTCTTGTTATGAGGGGGTATACAATTCATATCCATTATCCCAAAGACTATCACTGCGAAAATTGAAGAAATCTTCCAAAGAGATACGTACACCATCTTCTAAAAGAAGAAATCCGTTTTCAATAGTCATCCATTCGTCAGAGGAAAAGAAACGGTGCGTAACCTTCTTACCCTCTTTCATTGCTTGTATAGCTTCTTCTTTGCTCATTACTTGATTGTTATACGTTAAACCTCTATCTCAAACTGCTCACTTTTTGCCGATGGCATACATTCAAGAATGGAAGAACCTACTGAAACGTAATAAACACCATCTTTTTCAAGTGGAAGCCAATGGAAGTAGCGTCCTGTTTCTTCGTGCATCACTGGAATCCCAAACCTATTAAGAGGCTTACCATCTATACCTCGGAATTTTTTACACCATTTGTCTATAAATTCTCGACCCTCCTTCTTTCGTTTATTGATTTTCCAACACGGATGCTTCTTATCTTCATTATTCAGAACCAATTTTTCAGGAACAAACTCCTTGTTTTCAAAACCTATAAGTGTATAAAACCACTCGGCAGTGAAGCCAAACGCCCAAACATAACCGATGCTATCTGGTCTTGAACCACAATATTCCTGAATCATATCTTTAGCTTCGTCTTGTTCACGCAAAAGCCGTTCATTCATTTGTTTCAGTAGCTTCTCAAGCGCTGAACCTTGTTTTGCTATTATCTTCATATCTATTCTGTTTTGAACCTTTTCAGGCTACGTTAATATTCAATTTTTCTTTCATGAAGGATAGGATGTGCGCAATCACATCAACCGTCCAACCGTTGCCTAGCATTCGGTACTGCTGTGTGTCGGAGCATTCCCATTTATACCAATCGGGGATCGTTTGCAATCGGGCACATTCGGTAGGAGTCAGACGACGAATCCTCGCAATTCCCGTGAGAGTCATGCCGTTTGACTGACTACCTTTCCATGATGTTGCTAAAAGGGCATTTGCTTTCTGATCCGCAGATTTGTAATTAGATTCATGTCGCTTATTTATAAAAATCAAATCCATATCAGAATGGTTGCCACCCGAATGTGCACCAGCGGTAAAACAGGAAGCCTTGTTTTGGTCCTTCTTAATTTTTCCGTCCCTTGAAATCTTCACATAATTGTCAGCATCCCCCATTTTATGAACACGTTGATTGATTGTCCTACCTTTCACTGCGAATGGAAATTCAAATGGTTCAAACTTACAGGGGGAGAAAGTTTCCGTTTTCTTTCTTGATGCAAGACAGGAGACCATTTTATCACTCAGATAAAACTTATCGTCCACTTCATCTTCAAGTATATCTTTCAACAAGACTCCTTTATCCACAGGCTGCGGTATGTCCGAATGCAGCTCACCAAACAGTCCATTTCTCTTTGTCCGGATATTCGTCCAATAGATGCGTTTTCGATTCTGTGCTGATACCAAGGTAGAATTGATATGCACACCATATACACCGATAGCCTCGCTTAATACCCTTTCCCATTTCTTACCCATTTCTACGTTTTCCAACAAGAACAGCACATTCGGATTGTATTGGCGAATATCCGTTAGGATACGCATATACTCCCAAAACAGATAAGACTCTCCTTCGAATTGAAAGCCTTCCTCTTTTAATTCCAAATAGCGATCCAGCGTGTATATCTCTTCTTTGTCGGTAGTGGACATCCCGACACGTTTTCCGGCAAAAGAGAATGACTGACAAGGGCTGCCACCTATCAACAAGTCAACAGTCTCCAACTGAGATACATCTACCCGGGTGACATCTCCGAGCTGAATTGTGTTCGGGAAGTTCAGTTGTGTCTGCTTGATGGCGTGCTTGTCTATCTCGGATGCGTAGTACACTTCCGGGATAATGCCAAGCTGCTTCAAAGCAATCTGACCACAGGACATGCCATCGAATAAACTTAGTATATTCATCTTAGTTACTATTAAAAATATGCGCAAATACACTCTTCTCGTCAGACAACTCAATATTTAACTGGGACGGGAAACACTTGATGTAATTGTAGAATTCAAACATCTTCTTGTCGTCGTCACCGCAGCGATCTATCAGCAGCTTGATAAAGGCAAGGAGACAGTCTGAGTCGTTTCCGAAGTTCTCCTGAGTAGAAAGTTGGGTCTTGTCTACATCTTGTTTCAGCCGGCGTATAGCTGCTATCGCCGTGTTGAAGTTATGCTTGGCATCGTGACGTAAATCATAGCCTTGCTTTTTCATTTCACTTCTCATATCAAGGAGAAGAGTTTCTACGACATCTGCCAATACATACGTTAAGTTGAGGGTCGTATTAAGATTTGTTGTTCCTACTAACATAGTTAATTATACATTTTTCAATTCCACTTATGCGCCATGACTTATGAAATGGCTGTTTTGCTTTTGTATATAACTTGCACCGTTTACATATTGGTTTCAGGTATCTTCCCTGATAATGAATACCGTTACAAATTACTGGATAACCTTGGATCATCATCTGTTCGGTTATTGGTTTTGTGATTTAGTAGGTAGATAACAGGCATAAGAATAGATTGAGTAAGCCTGTTGAGTACCACTTCTTTTTCTGTTAATTTTCTAATTGTTTTCATTGCTCTTATGTTTTTATATGTTTCTGATTTACAGGTATAAAGTTACTTGTTTTTTAACTTGTAAACAAACGTTACTTTCCTTATCTGTAGGGCTTTAGATTAATTTAACTTGTTGTATATCAACTACTTCCTTCTACTATTTCCTGTAAGGGGTATCAGATTGAAACTCTTGAATCGGTCAACAAGTCGATCAGCAAAACGCTTTTTAAATTCTTCTGCATCAAGATTACTTGTTATGTGATACATCTTACCAAATTGCTGGTAAATCTCATATCTTGCATATAAAAATTCATCTATCACACTGTTTAGACTAGTACCATAACTTTTCTGATTCTCCGTTTCCAACCCAATATCGTTCAAACAGATGTTAAACGGTTCCGGTTTAAATCCTTTCGATTGTCCTTCATTGAACGTATGTCGGTCGATATGACCATTCATCTTGTAATAGTTCATCATTTGAGTAACCGATAGATTTTCAAAAGTATTCGGGTTATGAGTCAATCGTAGATAATCAGAAAAAATCTGCATCAGCATCGTTTTACCAGTACCTGGTTCTCCGACAAGTAGCAGGTTTTTATGAATTTTATAATCTTCATCCGGAAAAACCTGTTCTGCATACCGGCATCCATTGAAGTAGTAAAGCAGAAAAGACAACACTTTCGAGTTGTTTTCGTCTACTTCAAACTCTCTGAATTCACGCCCCATATAGTTATTCCCGATATACCTGATAAAATCACGATGGGCATAAAACTCATTGGGATTAGTCAAGTCATATTCAAAATCTTGAAGAATAGTCTTTCTGTGGCGCTCTATCAGATTCCCGATCTGCTCCTTTTTCAGCTTTGCTGCAAACGAATTTCTCTGTTGAATCTGTTGTAGTTGTTCCGATAATTTCTTTTCCAGAATTTCCATTTTTTGCCTTAGAAACGATTTCGTTATACTTCGAGTTAATATTAGCTACGCTAAAGTTATCCAGTAACCAACTATCCTTGACGGACGTCAGGAATACTTGAAGAGCGTACAACACAGAGGCATCATCAACGGGTATCTGTCTTTGTTCCCGTGAAAATGTTAGCTTACGAAGCAACTGGGACATATTGCCGGCATCTTTGGCAGTCCAGTAATATTCTTCGCCAAAAGTGTTCCTGAAATGATCTTCAAAAGCCTTTCGAGCGTTAGCATTTAGGCTATTAGCCCGTTTAGGCTTTGCAGGTTTGCTTTGGGATCTCTGTTTTTCAAGTTCTTTGATCTTAGCTAAAGCCTCATTCAAAGCATGATCTTTTTCAGAAATAACTTTTTCTAAATCCTCAACCCCCTTGGGGGGTGTGGGGGGAATAATAATATTCTCTTTACTTTCCTTTACTTTTCTTTCCTTTGTGATGTTTTTGCGCACATTAATATCGGCATTAAAAGAGTTATTGCATACATTTACTCCGTTATTGCAAACATTAACTGTATCGCTCGATAAATCTCCATCGTCGGAAGAAAAAACTTCCTTGTTTTCGCAACCGCTAATTTCGATTAATAGGTATCTAAAATCATCAACAGATTTACGCCTTTTAGATATTTTGAAATATCGTTTCTGAATGCCTACACTAGTAAGAACTCCCATCGAATCAAACAGGGATTTATCAAAGAAGCCCCATAAGACTAAACGGTTCAAAATACTGTCAAATAATTCAGAAGACACTCCGGGAAGATTTTTAAGAAGTTTGAATTTGAACAAATCACTCCACAGTATGAAATATCCATTTCGGTATATCGCACAAAGCAGTTTGATTGCAACAATTTCTCCTTTAATCCCGAATTCCCCGGATATGGCTACAATCTTTTCGTCATCGAAAAAATCTATATCTAAAGGAAAGTAATCCAATCCTGTTTTATTAGGTCTTGCCATGATTAGCCCTCCATTTTAGAAAATCATCAACGGACTTATCACGCTTTTGCCTATTGCATTTTTGGCAGGCAGTAGTCAGATTGTTCAAGCTATCACTTCCACCTTTAGAGAAAGGGAATATATGATCAACCTCTAATTTGCCACCTACTTTACCGCAATACTGGCATGTGTAATTATCTCTTTTAAATACAGCTCTTGAAATTCTCATCCATTCTTTTACGTTGATATTAAACATCCTCCTATATTCAGGATCCAACTTATATTTAGGGATTTTTATAGCGCTACCCAATAAATTCAACTTTGATGTTAGGAAATTATTACCAACATAATCTGTCAACTTAATCCATCGTTTCTGAATTCCTTTAGATGTTAAAATCTTCTCCTTATCATATAATTCTTTGGATAATAACCCTAGTGCCATAAAGCATTTAATGACCTCAAGTATATACGACTCTTCAAACCCGGTTTGTTCCGATATAATGAAAGCCAACTCTTCATCCCACCTCACGTAGTACTCACTTTTGTAGATAAGACATAGCAGGAGAGCATATACAGTTATAGCCTTGCCACTCTGGTACTTGATTAGTTTCCTTATCTTTATGTCTTGAAAGAAATTTATATCAAAAGGGAAATAGTCCAGCCCAACTTCTTTATTTCGAGCCATATTAAGTATTCATATATTAAAAACAGCGGCTTTCAAGTTTCTATACCTTTGATGTGGGATTAAGGTATGTACTCCAAGAAAGCCTGTTTAATATCTTGTTTATCATCAAATCCCACTAAGATGATTAATTATTTTCACGGTGTAAATCTACAAATAAATGACATTACTAATGTCACTTTTATCGGTTATTTTTCCGTGATTAACTTTTTTTTTCTAATATCCAGTCTTATTTAGCCGTAAAGCTTCCTTTTCATAACTCAATAGGGTGCGTAATGCGTCTAACTGATGCGTTGCTGAAGCGTTAAGTCGATCTAGTCGATCAACTAAGAATGATTCGTTTTCTGCAATACTATCAAGTAGGGCATTTTGCACTTTTGCAGACAAGCAGTTTTCCTGCGCTATCTTAATAATGGTGTTTTGTATTTCATCCGATTTTCTTTTGCGAAGCATTCTTTTAGCATCTGCAAGCATTTCACCGGTTCTTACTACATATACCATAGTAGCCGCAATCCTTTCCTGTATTTCTACAGGATTGTTTTGGCATGTAATATTCAAGAATCCACTTATTTCTTCCATTTCTTGTATGATGGGGGTTAGGGGACAGTCGTCTATATTGCACGCACCTGTACCATCATTTTTAGGGCAGTATTTACAGTTTATTTCCATGATGATGTAATATTAATCTTTAGGTGAAAATTCATATTTGATCTCTTTATCATCAAGTATGTATTTCTTGAATAACTCATTTGCATCTGTTCCGTTATGTTCCAAATATAAGATGTAAGTATAAAAAAGAGCAGCTGCGCTTCCTTCTGTCAAATACATATTCGTTTGGGTAGCACGTCCGGAACTTTGAGGATTTTCTACCGATAACAGGTAGGCATCTTCGTCTGTATGTGCAACAGTAACAAGACGGTGATCTGCAAATTCGCACCGAACCATATCTGTGATTCCAATTTTTCTTAACGGGCCATCCCCATATCCGAGGGTGACTTCGCCAATATTCTTTTTTTCTTCCATAAGAGGTGCTATGCTTTTATAGAGTCGTTAATGTATGATACCAACATTTCTCCCAATGGATGAAAACGCTTCAGTCCGCTAAAAACAAGCCCCGCACTCATGCCGCTGTGACCTTGCTTGGAGAACAAAGACCGACACCTCTCAAATCTTTCCAGTTCTTTTTTAGAGGTATCATTCAGAATCTCAATAAACGCTAACCAACAATCAAGCTCCATGCCATGATAGAGATCATTCAACCTGATAGGGACAATTTCATCCCAGTATTTCAAATGTTCTTCCGGAATAATACCCCTTGCACGTTTTCTGTAATCTTCGGTTAATTGCGGGATCTTAGCCTTAAACTCCGCTTCCTTACGATCATACTCTTCGTGTATTTTACGGATATATTCATCATGCTCTACTTTTGACTTGCCAGTCACTTTGACATACACGTCATCGAGAGAATCAGTAGAATACAACGTTTTCTCGTTAAATTCACCATAACATGGTGCATTGTCCTGCAATTCTTGATATGCTTTATCAAGATTGATTCCTGGGTAAAATTCAATTTTCTTCATATCTATTCTGGTTACTAGTTAATTAAAAAGGTAAGTGATTTTTAGATAGTCTTCCTAAATGGTCGATATATCTTCTATAAATCTATTCTCTATCATTACTTCCTTTAGGTTTATCCCTTTTATCAGAAAGTAACCGTATTGTAGGCGTTTTAATTTACTCATTTCTAAATAATTACAAATTATTGACAATTTCTTTTTGGATTTCATCAATCACTTTCTCCCATTCTTTTTTTATCTCAACAGTATTAATCCCACATTTTTGAAAATCTCGTAAACTGCCAGAAAAATAACGTTTAGCTGTCTCTAATAAATTGCCCAAATAACATTTCTCATTTTCCTTAAGGCATCGACGAATAGAATTAATTTTAAATTTATCATGCTCTATATACCAAGAAATTTCATCAAATTGCGAAAAATACATCTTCTTGACTTGTTCTACAGTAAAAGGTTCTTTCATACCTATTCATGTTTTAGTTAATATATTAATAGCCCTTTTTACATCACGCTTGGATATTCCACGTAAAGCATGAGTTTTTATGAAATGCTTCTTTTGACAAAGCAACATATCAGAATCATCATCAAGGATTACATAATTGGTCACATCTTCATGTTCTTTTAACCATTGATTGATTTCTAAACCACGACATGCAGCATAATGTGTTTCTCTTTCTCCATATTTGAAACCATACATTCTTGAAGTAATGCCTACAATATATTCGGGATACGGGAAAGGATTATGTCCGTAAACTTTTTCTTGATTTGTGATTTTTTCTAATGTCTGCTCCAAAGTATATCTTCTCCAAGAAGAAGAAATCACAATTTTAGCTCCGGTTGCATCACAAATCTGTTTGACCAATTCAACCTTTTCATTATCAATAGTCCATTTACTTTTCAGTGTGGTTATTACACCGTCAAAGTCGAGAAATATAATCTTACTCATCTCTATTCTAGTTATTAGCTATTCCAAATAATTTCCCATCAATCCCCTGAACAACATGGCAGAAGAAAAGCTTTTCCTGCCATCTTCAGAAAAATAAGATTTAACTCCAAATACATCCGCTGTTGAGTATATTTTCCATACTAATAGTTTTTCCATCATATCTTCATTATTATTGATTAATATCTTCATATTCTGTAAGCAAATAGATATGTTTTATTTCTATCGCAGTTTCAAGTATTCCCTGTATTTCATTCATTGCAGCACGATATACAGTTGATGAGCTATGCATATTGGTTTCTTCAGTGCGGTATGGTAAAGTTAAGTCCTCAGACATCTTTATCATTTTTCCACCATACTGCCATGCCTTGAAATCAATTCTAAACTTTGCTTTGAGTAACATCTTCTGTTTTTATATTAATATTTCCACGATTGACAAATACAATTAATTTATCATTTGTCAAATGTTCGCAAAGAGGAAAATAAGATAAGGTAGACGTACCAATTTCTTCGCAAAAATCTTTCAACGAACATTTATCGCATTTAAAACTTGCAGTATCTGACTGTATGGCTTCATGGAAAACTCCATTTATTAATATTCCATTCATTACTACTTCATTAAATTGTTTTATATACTATTTTCAACTCTATATTACCTTGAATAATCAAGGATGATATTGTTATTTTAAATTGCATGATTCACTTAGAACCACTTAAAACCGGTAAAACAGTGACAACCATTTTTCAGATTGTCACTGCATCGATTGGCATCAACTTAAAGTGCTAGGACGAATCCCTGACACAACTTTCATACTTAGTTAGCTCCCATTCGGCTACCATAATCAAAGTACTCGACCTGATTACGGGAAGAACGAGAAACCTTTAAGCTATCTAACAGCTTGGATCTCAACTTTTCGTTTTCAGCTTCTAACCGGTAACATTCGGATCTATATTGCGCACATTCGGTGAATGAGCTTAACATAGCCATGTACAGTTTTATATCTACCTTAATCATTGATCTATAGTTTATATTATTATCCCATTATACTTCCATTTAGACGCTGTGTGGTCCTTATATAGTCATCTAGTAATTCGTGGAGAATGAAGTCCGGATAAACATTGATTGTACCGAAACGCTCAATATTTACCTTGTTGACAGGATACCCCCTTTTCCTACATAAGCGTGCAGCATCATTACTAAGCTTCGATATGTCACTCACATAGATCGGCAATTTGTACCTCTGGATATATGATGACATCGTTGAACATCCATAGTTGCCGATACACTTTGAAGATAATTTCTTTACGCTCTCTTCAAGTGCAGCTAATCTTTGTTCTGTCAATTTAAGTCTTTTCTCCTGTTCCACATTCGTTTGAGCTAGCTGAAGGATAAGTTCGGCTTGGCTCATTTCAACTGTTGAGTTTAAAATATTGTCCATTGCTCTAAATATTTAATATTTAAATAATCAATCACCTACGTAGCGTGAACCGAATCTACCAGTACTGTTTACATTGTAATAAGCCGATACTGGAATGTTCTTATTATTGTAGCCTTCGTGCATTGTAGCCTTAGCAGCCTTACTCATCGCTTCGTGTCTTTCTGCCAAGAATTTATCAGTTCTTTCCTTTACCGCTTCTACTGTGAAGTTGGCTTGGAGTTTTGCAAGTCTCCACGCTGACTTTAAACACTCACCGAAGGTCTTGCCTTGCCTCTTACCTGAATACTTGTAGGATCTGTGAGCGTTTTTCATTATCTCTGATAAATTGTAGCGTTTCATATATTTAGGAGTTAATTGTTATTAGTTCTTTTATTTGATGTAAAGATACAAGTTATAACTTGTTTGACCAAGCATTATTACAAGAAAAAACTTGTCTTTAACTTTATTTGTGCAAGTTATAACTTGTTGCATGCGAAATATTACTACCTTTGCTATAAATATTAATCACTTTATTATATGAGAATCAGAGAAGCCATAGAACAACAAGGGATGACTACGCAAGATGTAGCTAAAAAAATAGGTATAACTTTAAGTGGACTTAATCAGCATATATCAGGAAATCCTTCCATAAAAGTACTAACCAAAATAGCAGAAGCTATCAACGTCCCCATGTGGCAACTATTCGCGTCCCCAGAAGAAGTGCAACTACCGTCGAACACTCTTTCTGTCAAATGCCCACACTGCGGGAACGAGTTCCCAGTTAGTGTGAATGTTGAACTAAAGCCAGAAACCAGATAGGACAATAGCAAGCTATGGATACAAAAGAACTAAGGTTAGGCAACTATGTAAAGCTATCGAAAGATTACCAGTACGTAGGAGTTGAAATACCTGCAGGTACTATATGCAAAGTACATGCCATTAGTCTTAATTCCTTGTACCTGGAATGTCATGTAAATGGTGGGACTTTTTACGGTGAAGTTCCTATTTCTATGGTAGAACCTATTTCTCTCACAGAAGGATTGCTGTTAAAGTGCGGATTTAATATCGAGTATTATGAATTCCAAATAAAAGAACAACGATTATTGACTATAGAAGATTTCTGGATATTATATAATACTCGTACTAACTTCTATGGAGTAATGCTCTCTAACAGAGTTTTTAAGCAAATAGAATATCTGAATCAACTCCAAAATATATACTTTAATTTGACTGGGATAGAGTTGGAAGTAATTCTATAATTAACATACATCTTTTTACGATATTAATATAAATGTAAAACTTAAATTCAATAGTATGAAAAAGCTCCTAATCGTATTAATGTTTATTGCACCACTCTTTGCAAATGCGCAAGAATATGGCAATTTGACATCTAAAGACTCACTTAATATAAACATGGCTTCTTCACAGACTGTTGTTGATTCTATTATGGAAGCCAATTTAAAAAAAGAGCAAATAACAGTTATTGGCGGAATACCTTTTGGAATTTCCAGAGAAAAAGCTCTGCCTGTATTAAGAAACAAATATGGGACGGAAGATTATCTTTCCGACAATAAAGACATAGTCTTTAAAAACATAAAATATGCAGGTGTAGATTTTAACTCCGTATATTTCCTTTTTCAATCAGACGGTATTAATAGCTATTTTAATGCTTGCATATTTATCCTAAATGCAAAAACGAAAAAAGAAGCCATTGACAAACAAGAAGAGATGAGAGATCTTTTATCTAAAAAATACGATTTATCTTCTTTTACGGATGACAATGGATTCGATTTATACGTTGGAGGTGTATCCCCATTATGGAACGGTAGTTGGAAATCGTTTTTAGAAGGGAATTATGCAGGAGCTGTCCATATAGACATTATAAATTATGACGAAGAATTAGCAAAAAATGCTGGATTTGAATATTCTGTCCGTATAATTTATGGTCCTTTCGATTACGTAAAAGAAGAATTTTGAGCCTGAATGTATTAGAAATGCTCGTCTGGATACTTGCTCTTATCGTGTCTGTTATAGCCTTATTTATAAGCTACACCGCGATGTATAGATGAATAAGAGGGATGCATTTGCATCCCTTTATTTATATCAACTATTCAATATTCCTATATTTAGATAGGGAGAACATTAGGATATTTCCGGTAATACAATTTAGTCAATGTGGATTTAAGGCTGTTATAGTCTTTGATAAAGCCTAGATCTATCCATTGGGCTATCTGTAATTCCAACTCATACAATTCACGAATCTTAGCTTCATCGCCAATTTTATTACGCATTTCTGATTCATGCTTACCGTAGACTATGATATTAAGAGATTTAGCCAAATCCCTAACTTTTTGTTTAAATAGGTCATCAGGTAAAATAGAACTCACAGCTTTACACATGGATGGATATGCATCACCAGCAAGATTGCGGAATTTTATCATTTCATCATATACAAATTTGAGAACATCATATTTAAATGAGGGATTTATCCACATCGCAAAATCAATAAAAAGCAGTGGATGCATCCATGTGCCCGCGTTATCACCCTTATTTGCCCTTGATTTATGATAGGGGTAATTACCCGTATCATAATTTTCCCTTTCCATTATAGTGAAAATGAACTCTTTAGTAGAAGATAAATCGAAGTAGTCATTAACTTCTTTCTTCATTCCTTTTAATTGATTCCACTGTTTTAATAAATCTGTAGCATTGAAAAATGCATCTTTCGTTCTCTGAATTACCTTAAATTCACCCATTGGGCGAATCATAATCTGATTAGTCTTCATAATAATGTCTTTTCGTTCGAGGACGTACCGCACTTCTTCATGCGGAGATAAAAAGGCGAAAGCCATGCAGGGGGTTGTGACCTACACAGCTTTCTATATCTTAATCCTCTGATTAATTCTAATTTTAATAAGTACAACCCAACGCATTGCAAATATAATAATAATTTTTAAAAGTGATTATATAACTAACAATCAACATATTCTTTTAACTATTTTGTGATTCGATTCTCAAATGAAATTGATAACTTTGCATTGTGATACATATATAGCAGTACAACATGGGTAACTGGAGCGAAAGACAAGAAGAAAAACGAGAAGGAAAAGAGAAAGAGAAGACAAGCCGAGAAACGCTCGGAAAGTATTTCTATGACTTATCAAAACTTTCTTTTACTGCTTTATTCCTAGGTGGTGGAGTATCTTTAGTATTGGATTTCCAAAACATTAATTATTGGGTACTTGTTTCTTTTGGTGCTTTTACTTCTTTTATCTTTGCATATATTGGATATAAAATACTTAAAAAATAAATAGTTATGAATGGATTAACAATAATATTTATATTTACTAGCGTTGTTGGCGCAGGGATAGCTATTTGGCTTAACACCAAATCCGGAAAAAGATGGCTCAATAGCCTATGATAATTAATAGTATTAAACTTGTAATAGATAAAAGCGTCATGTAGAGTGACGCTTTTTTATTGCAGTTATACAATATAAGGCAGATTAAAAGCTGAAAACAAAATGTCAAAGAACGATTTACCGATAATAGGAGTTGAGCCAATCGACACAAGTTTTATTTATTTAAACCAATTTGTGCAGACAATATTTCTAACAAAGCCTGCAATTGTCCAACGATGTAAGGTTTTATATCCTCACTACAATTACTTGTAAATGCAACAAGCTTTTCTGATAGCTTATGCCATTCTTGCAACTCATTCGGTTTCATCATTATCAGAAGACTTATGGAAACCTGAAAAGGAAGGAGGAACAATGTGCGATTCTATTCTTTCATCCAATATTTCCTTTTTCAACAATAGCATTATGCCATCATAACTTGACGATAGTTCTGATACAACTTCCCAACCTTGGCTACCTAAAACATTGAGTTTATCAGTAGTGTATTCTTGATAATTATGCCTATAACCATCGTCCATAGGACGAAGTAGAAACGTTCTATACTCGTATTTCTTCATTTTTCTATTTATTAGTTAATATTTCAAATTTGGTATAAAGCAGCGTAATAGGTTTTATGATCACATAGAAACTATTAATTTCATTGTTTTCGAACCATTTACACAGTTTAGATACAACCTGCTGTCTCGTGTAATCTGACTTGTTTATTAAGAAAGAATCATCGTTGTACATAGACTGGTTATTCCCAATATCGAACATCTTTTTAAATTCAATAATAGCCTGAGATTTACTAACCTGATTTATCATACATCATTCAAATAATCCGTTACTACTTTGATGAAATCATCAAGAGAACGACAGACAACATATTTATAACCGTCAGCAGTTATCTTAGCTTCCCATTCTTTTTGAGATTCGCGCTGAACTCCTTTTTTTGTCTTGGTTTCGATTAACAATGCCCCATAAAACCGGTTACTTTTTAAGAGAATTAGATCAGATACACCTGGAAGCACCCCTTCGGCTTTTAGCTTTGCTCCTGTAACAGCATCTCTTCTTCCACCGTTTGGAACGGAGAAAAGATTGTGACGCATCGAGGGATATTGTAGCCGGAACCAATTGACCATCGAGACTTGTATCTTATGTTCTTCATCTTTAGGCTTTCTGCGAATATTGGTTCCGCAATATTTAGCTTTCATTTCTTCGTATGTCATAATACCCTAGCAAGTTTAAAATCAAGCAACATCAATAACTCATTAAATTTCTCTTTATACCAAAGTGGATGCGTTTCTTTGGTATTATTAGGGTTGACTTGGTTCTCACCATAAGTAAGCCCGGATTCGGTTATGGATTTGAAATGCTTATCTCTACCTTTTGATGATTTCCTTTTCATATCACATAAGATACCTTTCTGAATCGCTCTTTGATTAAACGCCTGTGCACTGATAGACAGCCCCGCTTCTTTGAGTAATTCAGTAGCGGACTTAAGTATCCCATGCGACGGAGTATAATCAGGTGTCGGAAGTCCAAGAGGTGCAGCTACTTTACTAATTAAAGACAATTTAGAAGAATCATTTAGATTAAGCACTTCACTTACACCTTTTACCCATTCAAGACCAACACGGACCTTAGTTGTTAGTGATGGTTCACGTTTGGGTTTGTTCTGGTTTTCGATTACTTTCCGGACGCTTTGGTGGAACACTTGACGATAAACCTCAAACACAGGACGGACTTTTCTCGCGATGAAGAACTCCATGCAGGAAACTGTAAGTTTGTACTCATTTGTCGGTCTACCGCCTTTGGGGTTTCCCCAAAAAATGGGGAAAACTTGATAATCAACACCTTCAATGAACTGACTACCATATATCAACTCTCTAACGGCATGGTCTTTTCTTGGATAAACCAACATCCAAACTTCATCGAGATTGATTGGAAACTCATTGTCAGATTTTGACAGTTCAAGAACTGCGTTAAAGTAACGCTTGATTTCGCTTTCGCTACTCTCTTTAGATAAGATTAAATTCGTTGCCATATATTTTAACTTTGGCTATTATTTATTTCTAGACGCTTCCAAAACTGGAAGGTTTGTTTCCGTTGGTATGTATATCACAGTTTTATCATTCAGATTGCTTTGCTGACGCACCCACAAATATTGAATATATGCAGGGGTAATACTTCCATTCTCAATTTTAATCGCTTCGGCAGCACCTTTGGCGCGTTCGATTTCCGCTTGAGCGTTCAGCTTTTCAGCTTCCAGATTAGCTTTAGCTTCTTCAATCTTTATTTTACGGTTTTGTTCAGCTTTAGCAAATTCTGCCTTTCCAGACATTTCTTGTTGCCAAACGTTATAATAAGGGATGGCAACAAAACATCCTGCAACAATTGCGGCAAATATGATAGCCGCCAAAATTCCAAATTTATTCATAATTTCTAATATTGGGTTTTATAGAGCCTCCCAAGGCTCATTTCTGTATTGTAGTTAATTTGTAGTAGATAGCTTATCACATAGAGAGGAACAAATAACACACACCGTTCCTCTCTTTTAAACTAATCTTCAATTATCGCCCAATCTGGCAAATATTCTTCACTGTTGATCTCCTTCATTAGTATCTGATTTATTGTTAGGGATTACTTTTGTTTTACCACCAGTTTTATCAACAATAACCGGTTTGCCACCTACAGTGGTTTCGGTACATTGCCCTTCAGGGAACTTATTAATAAAGCGAACAACTTCTTTATCTTCTGTTGCGTTACTTTCTTCTTTGGCTTCATAAGGGAATACATCTACAATCGGAGTTTCGGATACCATGCCGATTTGATAATCCGCCATCGTTCCTTTCATGCCTTCATCCAGCTTCTTCACTGCGTCACGCAAGTCGGCAGCCTGAACCAGCACTTGGGTAGAAGTCTTTTTCTCTGCACCGCTTTTTTCGTCAAGGGTGATAAAGATAAGTTTGCACTTAAACCAGCGGTCGGCACTTTCCTCGTCGCTGGGGAAAAGTTCGCTATAGTTGGCACGTTTAATGTCCGATACTGTAAATTCTCCTGTTATAAATGGAGTCATCTCCTCGATAATACGTGCTTCTGCTTCTGTAAAGCTGAGTGCATCTACCAGATAAGGTTCAGTCACTTTCTTCTGCATTCCGTTTTCCATCGTTTTCTCGTAACGGATTTTGCACTCAAACCAAGTATGCATTGCCATAATTTAATCCTGCTTTTATTTATTAAAATTCCATTTTCTCTAGTTTCTCAATCTGCTTACGGAGAGAAGCAATTTTCTTTTTTCTCATATCCTCTGCTTTGTTCAGTGCTTCGGATTTATCGAGAAATGCATCCTTTCCTATGTAATAAAAAGAATATGCACTATCCCTTACATAGTTAGGAGAATCTTTGAAATTGGATTTATGAATTTCTGTTTCTACTTCCTTTATGCCCGATGTCAGGGCATATCTTGTTATAAATACTTTTGCCATAATATTCTTTTTTTTCTTATTTTGTACCAATCCTTGAATTTTCTTCAAGGATTGGCAAAGATTTATTGTTAAAT